TTGACGCAATTGTGACATCTTTGTGACATTTTCGTCATAATGACGTTTTTTGACGAATTTTGGCCAACGGAAAGTGTGCATTTGGGGAGGGGGGCGAGACGGCAGGCGAGCTGCTTGGGGGTGGGGATTGCTGGGTTGGCTCAGCGCCTGCCAAGAGTGCTAGCCAGCTAAGCAAGTCGCCGGTGCGTCGGTTGTTGGATTGCGAGCCAGCCGGCCATGGGCCAATGAGGCGATGATTCGAAGACTGGTAATCGGGATACCGAATACGGATCGCGAGCCAGCCAGCAATGGGTATCGGGCGATGGTGTTTGGAAACACGCCGCGCCCCCCGAAAGGCGGCGGCGGGAATGTGAGATCCCGGAATCCAAGCCAGCCCGAGACGCGATCAATGAACACGTGTATTTAGTTGGCCGAAATGTTTGGTAAAAGTTGGGGCTAATAGGTACCCCACTCTAAACAAAAATATTTTTTCGAGCGACCTCTCCCACATGTGGGCGCTCCAACTCGCCTACACGTAGGGAACCACCCCCACTTACCTGCTCAAACTACTGCTGCCCACCTGCTCAGACTACTGGCACGGTGGATGTAGGTGGCATGAACCTTGCATGCCTGGACGCACACCCCCCGCGATATAGGTGGTTTGACATGGGGTGGTTTTCCCGCACTGGCCCAGTCGAGGCTAGCGCCGGCGCATCGCCGAGACCGCCCAGTCGACTATCGGCACCACATCGGCATCGCTCTAGCGACGCAAGTGAGCGACACTACTGCGGAAATCGTGATCTGCCGACAGTTGGCAGCAAACTGTAGTAGCCCGGTTTTTCGCCTGCAAAATGCGATCCAAGTCATCGCCTGCAAAATGCGATCCAAGTCACCGCATGCAAGAACCGGACCAAAGCGAATGCTTATTGAAAATGATTTTCAATTGCAATAAGCGTGCCGCCTTAGGCGAGCTTTAACGCGATTTCGTTATGCTCTTACTTTTTCATGTATTCGTGCATTCGCATATTCACATATTCGCACATACGCCCCCCGACCGATCTATAGGACACCTAGTGGCTATATGGGACACCCTATGGGACACCGATCGTGCGTCCCGTGCGTCCCGTGCGTCCGCTGCATCCCGTGCGTCCCTGGACCATGCACCACTGGACCATGCGCCCCTGGCCCGCGATCCAACAGACCGTGCATCCCGTGCGACAAATCAAAGCACCTTCACTAAATTCGCCAATTTGCCATTATTTGCCATTATTTGCCATTAAACGACGAAACCCCCGAGGTCGTCGCCACGGGGGTCAATTTGTCGCTATCTGGATCGTTACAAGCTAACGCGAATCACGACTCACCCCTAGGTGTGCATGCTTTTTTCGTCTTTAGTTCCGCCCAGCCGATCATGCCAGCAGCGATCAATACCATTTGACATTCCGAGATCGGCTCCAGGGTCAACGCGACGTCACGGTCCTCTACGGGTAGTTCGCTCAGCCACCGACGTGCGTCAGTGAGCGCCTCGCGAACGCCGTCACCAGCGCCCCACACCACCAGGCGCGTACCGTCGCTCCCGATCGCTGCGTAATAATTACTCATGTTTCCACCTGTTCTCGTAGTACGTCCAGATCCTCGATAGCCGCCAGTGCCTAGATTTCCTGGGCCGGTAACTCCCGTATTGCCGTCCTCCCGATGCGCTCATTTCCGATTTCGTCGGCTACGCTACGGATTGCACCGATCACCCCTGCTAGATCGGTGATCTCACCAGCATAAATATCTCGTTCCCCCTGCCATTGCGATTTGCTCCACCCATAAACGACGACCTTGTCGTTGTGTTGTCTGATTTTAATTTTCCACACACGTGTCGCTTGTGACTCGAATTGTCCATTGTAATCAACAACTTCCGCCAGCAACTCCCACTTGTCGGTATCGATCACTACTGGACGATCGTCGGTCAAATTGATTTTAATTTTGTTCCCCATGATTACCTCCGTTTCAATTGTGCACAATAACCCCCGTCCCGACATGAGACGGGGGTCCGAAACATCACCAACCCACTGGATCCAGCCCAGTGATGATCGCACGGGCCGCCTTGGCGGCCAACGTCTCCGCTTCCCGATCGGCCTCTCCCAGATCGTTAGCGACGCACTTCACAGCGTCGCACACATTCTCTCGGTAACACCTACGCGAAACAGCAATGTCTTCCCCGGCCGGTCTCCATTGTGCACGGGAACTGCCGACGATCTGGTACTCCTCCCCCCGGCGAAAGATCGATAGCCGCACATCGATCCAGCCCAGATCCGTCGCCTTGGTGAGAAACGTCTCGGTTGTACACTCCCATGCTGCGATTTGCATTGTTGCCTCCATGGACCATGGCTAATGCACGCCCAATGCCAACAATCGCCCCTCGATTATCGGCCGGTCACACGACTAGCTATGACAGCCATGTCATGGGGGAAACACCGCATTCATTATTTTTGCGATATTTTCCCCATGACAATTATGTCACGGGTATGCAATCTTTTCAGACCGTCGCCTGTAGTGATCTTTGCTTGATTAGCGATTTGAGTTCAGCCCTAGAGGGATTCTGTTTGACGACATGCACGCAGACACTGGAAATGTAATCCCCAGCGTTACCTCCACATATCATGTCTTGAGTTGCCTCTTCCCAGGCCGTATCGTTATCTACACCAGTCGCCACCAGTCGCTGAATTTCCGAGTAAACGTACTCGGTGGCCAATAGTCCGGGCGCGTGGCTCGCGATCCAGTCGATCGCCTCGTCCAACGCATCCTGTAGATTATTCCCCCATACCAGCGTATACAGTGCAACGCTCCAACCCCCCGCCGTAAACGCCAGAACATAACGATGTTTCGTCAACGACCGATCGTCGGAATTTACTATTGCCAGTCTCATGGCTCACCCCCTAGGCAAGCGTCCAACCATTCCGCCGCTATCGCACGTGCGGTCGATGCCGTTGCGTTGTCACGAGTGAAGCAGTCAATGTTGTCAAATTCGTACCCATCGACTCGCCACACGTTGAACGTACATGACCCGTTATAGGTAATAACTAATCCTCGATCGTGATCCGATCCTACGATTGAGCCGTATTCCAACACCCCAAATATATCATCCATTATCCACCTACTTTCATGTTTTCATCGGCTAACGATGATTACTCGACACACACCGCGACGCGCTGACTCGGTTCGAGTCTAATCACGTCATTGCAGATCCGGATCACGATCCGTGCTCCCCTGGTGACCACCGTGCCCATGATCGGGAGATGATATGTCGAGTGAATGCGAAATACCTCGGGCAGCTCGTTTGCCCTTATTAGCTGGGTTCCTGGGATCATCGGTCTTTCTCCCGATACATCGCAGTGTGTATCGTGAGTTCACCATTTATGATACTGAAGCTCGCAAATTCAATGTCTAGCAATTCCAGAATAGCGAGTGCAGCTTTGTGCAATTCATCGTCCGAGAAGAACACCATCGGCTTACCTTCTGAATCAACCATGTCGCCTCCCATCATCGCTTGCTTGTGATTGCTAATTTCACAATTCTTCGGGGATCGCCCACAGATCCCCGTCCTGGAATAGTCTCCAACGCTTGCCATCATATTCGAGTGCACATGTCTCCAAAGTATCGTCCCACACTTCCCAATAGAGCGCATGATCTGGCCCACAACTAAGGATCTCGATATCGCCTGCATCTAATCCCCACCGCTCACCGCATTGAATCGCGAAATCGCGAGGAATGTAGAGTCCACGGTGATCACCAAATATCAATACCGAGTCTTCTGGAATATGGAAATCATCGATCATCGTCGTCTCCAAGTAAAGCTACCTCGAATCGATCTCCCCCTAGATTGCATTCGCAACATTGACATGGCATCCAAGAGAAATGCCCTTCATCTTGGCAATTTGCCACGGCGTCCCCTGGGAGCTTAGCGATCGCCTGCTGTACTTCACGCATCCGCTCTTCCGCGGCATCTCCATAATGGTAATCGAACGAACTATAGTCTCCCGCCCCAATTGCAACATAGCAATCGGCGCATACCCGTATTTCGACTACTCGCATGGTGTTTACTCCTATTCGATCTCACCGAATTGTTTGCACTCTGCATACTCCTCCAATCATGGGGGCTTGCCGTTCACCCTGACAGTGTGCCCCCGTCGTTGCAATTGCCTGACTACAGCCCACGCTAAAGCGGGGTGCCCAGTGCGATAAACCGAGATCCAATTACGGTTTTTTTGGATCTCAATGTGATGTGTGCAAATTAAGATATTTATAAACTTAATTGAAATTCCAATTCACCCCCCTTCGTCGCCAAATAATCACGCCAGCACCTCATGGTTCGCAGTTGCCTCGACTTGCCGGATCGCCCCTGCGATCCACAATCCCATCGTCACTGGCACGCCCATTTCTCGTAGTACCCAATAGCGATACTCCGCTTCCAGTCTGTCGCAGACCGTACGTGTGTATGGGGTGACGACCGCGTAGTTTGGCGCGACGGTTTTGATTTTGATCGTTGCGTTCATGCCAAATACCAATTGCACCGCTAGTGCCAAGCAATCGGCTGGCGTCACTCATCGGTATTTGCCGATTATCGTCACACTTGCCATACATGACCCCATGACATTCAATGCATGGGCAGCTCACCCCAGAACAGATTTGTCCGGCATTTCCGCTATGACACGAACGTCATGGGTATGCATCGTTTTCCTAGTAAGATTGGACGATGGATCAAACGATCCAGGGCACTGGATAATTCGAGATCCAGATTTCCCGCCAACTACACGAGAACACACCAATGATTTCATGCACTTAGAGTAATCATCGGCTTGGTATGATTGCTGCAATACACCTATGCACGGAGGCAACGATGAAAAAGTGGAACGATACACTAGAGAGTGTCGGATTTATGGCTCCCTGGGCGCTAGAGACATTGATGGGTGGCACGCGCAAAGGAAAAACCATTACGGTTCTAGAGGACCCGCAGGACCCAGGATGGGGGGAAGTGGTCAAATACCTTGCATCCCAAGGGTTTAGCGTAAAGTACGAGATGTAACCCCAGAGGGGGGGGGGCTAACCCCCTCCCCAATTAGCTTGCACGATCCGTGCCGAGAAATTTTGAAAGCACGATCCGTGCCAACATGCATCGCACACGGACATACATGAACATTGCAAGTTCCGTGCCGTTCAGTATAACGACACGCCCCCACATGCCCGCCCTAGCAAGGGTTATGCCAACCACTTTGTCCGACATTTTCGAGCAATTTCGGATCGCTCCTATTTAGAGCCAAATTTGGGGGGAAAATTGGGGTCTGACGTGGGCTGTATTGATCGCCAAGCCACCGTTTATGGTTTGGCCGGTCCCTCACCAGAACGATTTTCCCCACACCTGGGTTTTCAATTTTCCAGCCGGGTTGTTCCCTAGCTGGGATTCGATTTGTCGTTTTCCAGGGGGGTGGTTTTTTGGCACCTGGTGTTTTGGCATGCCTTTGGGGGAACTATTAAACGGGCAATTGTTGTCGGCTACAAATTGTCATGGATGTCGACGTTGCACTGTTTGCCGCCAAGTGCGGCACCCTACAAGATTACGCCCGCCAGCAACTACAGAAACTAATGGGGATTCTGGGGCCAATGGACAATTCCCAGGCCCAGTTGATTGGCGATTGGATCAACGGCGAAAACGTTCCTCTGACGGAAACCCAACTGGATGCCATCGTCCAAGTGTTTCCGGAGATGCGTTATCGCCGAGACTACTTGGCAAACGGCGGTACTTGATGCGTTGGTTGTTGGATCGCGGGCCACGCGCACACGCACACTGGGCGCAAAAATAACGGCGCGCCGAACACCCCAGCACTCCCAGTCCAAATTATCTGGCACACCTCTCTAGGTACATGGCACCATGCCGTCATGAAAAACCATGTGACCATATTGGCGGGGGTATCTGGCGCTGGGAAGTCAACGTACGGTCGGACGTTGGGAGGGGTTATGGTGTCAGCCGACGATCACTTTTCGGTCGACGGGAAATATCGGTTTGACCCAAATCAGCTTCAAACGGCGCATGATCGCTGTTACCGCAGATACATCAATCTACTGGGCGATAACACGCCGCACGTCATCGTCGACAACACCAACACCACCCTGGCGGAAATTACTCCGTACACGCTGGGCGCCGGCGCATTCGGTTACACGTACGAGCTGGTGATCATCTCGGTTCCGCCCCATCTGGTGGACCAAGTCTCGCAGCGGTGCATCCACTCGGTGCCTGCCAAGACGATCCACGCCCAAGCCGTCCGTCTAGCGGCGCTGACACCGGATCGCCGTTGGAACGTCCGTACCATCCCTGCGTGGTCACCCACTGGCCATTGACATGCGTGCGCGCCTGGCCCGCGACTTACCAGCGTGCGTCAAGTATTACGCTTCGTCGTCATCCACTAAGGGATTCCATCGTTTGGAACTCCGGTTGCGAATCATTGCTCCGACCCCAACCGCGACCACGACCCCGACCGCGACCCCGACCGCGACCACGACCGCGACCGCGACCACGACCCCGACCGCGACCACGACCGCGACCCCGACCGCGACCACGACCGCGACCACGACCCCGACCGCGACCACGACCGCGACCGCGACCCCGACCGCGCCCACCTACGATATTGAGTCCGCCTCATCGCTCTACGGCGAAGGCACTTTCGATTTGCGCCGCTCCAACAAAGACCCACTTCGTGGGCAGACGCTGCGCATCGGCCCAGTCCGCAGCGTCCCAAGGCCCCGTATCGTACACGATTGAGGGGTCCTCAATCTTGATGCCTTCCTCGGTAACCTCAACGAGCTTACCCGCGTACGCATAGGACGCCGCCATCACATAAACGTATTTGCCAATTAGGGTGTACATGATTTCTCCGTTTGTCACTGTAGGTCACTGACCGCTGTCGGTTGCCAGCCTGGAAAGCATGCCGTCAAAATGAACCGGATCTTGTTCAATCAAGATAAACTTGCGACCCAACGCACGACACGCCATCCCGGTTGTCCCCGACCCCGCGAATGGGTCAATCACGTATTCGCCTGGGTCTGTGTGTACCTGGATCGGGATCTCGATGACCCGTTGTGCCTTTTGAGTTGGATGTACTTTGCCTCGAAATATTTCTGTTACATCGGTCCACACATTGGTCCGGCGCAAGTATTCCGACTTGGCAGGGTATTTCGCATTGTACCCGGCATAACCACGTTTCTGGTCCAGCAAAGGGATGTTGAACCTTCGCGGTTTCTTGGCGTCGCCGTGCACCCAATACGCGCACTCCTCGCGCGTCCACAAGTAGTTGTTCTGAACGCCATACGCCCTTTTCTTTGACCACGTGATCAGATTGGCCAACTCGAGTGAACCAACTTGTTCCGTCTCGACCAAATAGCGCAAGAACGCACGACTGCCGGGCTTGCCGATTCCTCCCCACACATACAGCGCGCCGCCGTTCAAGACCAAGTCGGCATAAGTTCGGGTCATGTCGCGCAAATACAGAGCCAGATCACCGTCGGTGATGATGTTATCCCACGCCTCGTTGACGATTCCACCATACGGTGGGTCGGCGATCATCAACGGCACGCCCTGGCCCGCAATCTGCCAAACGGTATCCACTACGGACGGGTCCATGCAATCGCCGCAAATGGCCACGCCATCCTGGAAATGATGCACTTTCATTTTCGACGAGACTCCGCTGGATGAAACTCGCGTTCGATCAAGCCGCTAGGTATGTCCACTAAACGGATCGACGAGCTGGTTTTCCAACACCAGTCCGCCCACAGCGCGGCCCACTGGTTGTCAGGAATGTTGTCTTGGATAGTGATCCAATAGCCAACGATTGGCACTCGATAATCCATGCGCTTCATGACGTTCATTTCCGAAAGTCGACGCTTTCGTCGTCAAACATCAAAATCCCAGTTTGCACGGCTTCCTTGTATTTCTCATGACGATACATCTGGACGCGAATTTCGCGCAACGCCCGCAAGTGTACGCTCCAGCGCCCAGTCCCTCGCTTACTAGCGGGAATATCGCCATTTTCGGCCCACCGTCGCAGCGTCCGCATGGATATCCCTTGCAAGTATTTGTGAAACTGGACAATGGGCATCCAGTCCACTCCTGGCAATGAGTCCCAATCTAGTGAAGAGACGCCATCTTCCGTTGATACCTCAGGTTCTTTTTTTCGTTTAGCTTGTTCCATTGTTCCACCCAGCCGGCCAGCGCCACTTGGGCGTCGGCCACGTAATTCACAGCCAGCGACTTCGCTTCGCTAGAAGATAACGGTTCCGCCAATTGCTCGAGCAACACCGGTCTATCCAGTGCTGGTACATGCTTGGATATGTCAGCCAACATCTCATAGCTGGCGCACAACGCAGCGATGTCTCCTTCGTGGATCGTTTTGTAGAATACACACACAAGATCGTGAATCACTTCGCCCTCAAGACGGCGGTTCCACTTGGCTATATTTCGTAGGTTGTCGATAGCCCCGCCCAGTCTCCAGACGTTGGGTGTCTTGCGAAGGTCGGCCAAACACCATGCGGCAACGGTATTTGGTGCACCTTGGATGTGAGCCACCACCTCGGCGGCTGTCACGCTTGGAATGATCCCCGGACGCGCTAGTTCACTGGTCATAGCCGGCCTTTCGGACAAGCACCCGCCAGTCGCAGTATCTGGGTTCGCGCATGCCCCTGGCTCGCCACAACACCCTGGCAGCGTGGTGGTGTTCATACTTGTCCGGAGGTTGTCCATTGTTCAATTGCGTCCCCAGGTCCCAGGCCATCAAAATCAACTCTTCGATTTCGTCGTCGCTCACAAATATCTGCCCACCGTTATGTCCGCTCGTGGGTTATCCCGACTCAAATCGGCAAACGCGATCAGCGTGCGAACCATCGCATCGTCCGGCCACACAATCCCATTCAGACCGTCGGATATAGCCTTCAGGTAGTTGTCCAAATCGCCGGCCCGCCGAACCCGGTATACGGTCACCTGGAGAGCGTATTCGCCAGGAACGTTGGCCCATCCTGTTCGTTTGACGGCGGCACGTGCATGGTCCCCCACCAGATACTCGTATTCACGTGTTCTGGCAGGGGTATACACGCGACCATTTTTGGCTAGACGGGGACGTTGTTTCGGCACCGGCACGCCAGGGACGGTAAAGTCAAGCAAAGCTATAGAGGCATATTGGCTAAGTAAGTTAAGGTTTCCAGGTAACTGCATCCAACCCAATAATCTTACCGCATTGATTGCAATTTGCAAGTCAAGTCAGACACTTATGGCCTAAAAGAGATCGTACTTGGGTCGAATTTTACTTTGATCGTGCCACACGGGCCGCTACGATTTTTAGCAACGATGATCTCGGCGACACCTGGATTATTACCGGGCTTATAGTATTCGTCGCGATACAGAAACATGACGCAGTCTGCGTCCTGTTCGATGGATCCGGACTCTCGCAAGTCGCTGAGTTGAGGTCGCTTGTCGTCTCGCCGCTCGACTTCCCGATTGAGCTGGGATGCTACGATAACCGGCACACCCAAGGTCTTGGCCGCCCCCTTGAGCGCACGTGTGATGGCCCCAATTTGCTGATCCCTGGTGTCGGCCTGGGACACGCCCATTAGCTGCAAATAGTCGACGATAATGGCTCCTTTGGGGAAACCTGATTTCCGAAACACAGCACGACTGGAAGAGATGATCGAATGCACCGGTGCACCAGGCATGTCGTCCAGCCACATGGGGTTACCACCTAGGTGATCAAACGCCTGTTTCAGACGCCCCATCTCATCCAAATTCAGTGCTCCCCCGTCAGTCTTGTGAAAGCCAATCCCCGAGTACCTACAGGCCAGCCGCAGCATCACCTCCGAGGTTGGCATTTCCAAGCTATAGCCGGCCACGGTCTTGCCAGATCGGGCGATATCGCATCCCCACCCAAACAATAGCCCCGACTTGCCTTGCCCAGGTCTGGCTCCAACCAGATACAACCTGCCGGGTTGGAACCCACCAATCGTCTTGTCCAGCTCCGCAAAGCCGGTCGATATCCTGGACTGGGGGTCTGGCCGCTGGCTAGCGCGGACCCACCCAAGTTGGGCCGCTTGCCGCGAATCCAACAAGCTGGATCCTGGGCGGTCGTTCCCCAATGCGGTGATCTCGTCGGTGATCTCCGAAATCAGTTGGTCTGCATCCTTGGTGAGGAATGTCCGGTGCGGAATGTCACCTGCAATCTGGGTGATCCGCCGCACCAGGTACGTCTTGCGCAATCCATCCAGATACTCGGACATTGCGTGTCGTCCGTACGACATGCCGGCCAGCTCGGCACACTTGTCTGCCACCAATGGGCAGTACACTGCGACACTGGTGGCGTCGGGTGTTCTACCGTGACCGACCATCTCGCCGATCACCTGGTAGATTTTTGCGTTCGTCGGATCGCCGAACCAATCAACCTTGGCGCCAGCAATCAGATCCTCTCGACACTCGGCGTCCCCCAACGCCGCAGCCAAGATTTTTTCCTCGAGATGCTTCACTTGCCATCGTCCTCGAGATCGCGCAATCGTTTGGTCATGCGCTTGATCTCGGACTCTTGTCGTCGGGTTCTGGCCTCAAGGACCATTACAACCCGCCACAAATCGATCTGGGCAATCTCGGGGATCGGAATGCCTGCGCGTGCAATTCGTCGGATCCCAACCAGCTTGTTACGAATAAATGAACGCGGCCTCATGACGCCACCTCGTCCAGATTAACTTGGGCGACCACGGGGCTGGTGACTGTGGAACGAAACACGACGCGCCCCGGTTCGGTGTCGACTCGCCAGACAAACCCCAATGCACCATCGGAAGTTTCCACAACGTCCTCAAAGGACTTCCATTGACCGTCTGGCCCCTGGCGATCCGTCGCCGGCCCATTCCCTTGTAGACGCCTCACGCGCTTATTCGTGTAATCCACCTGGTAGACCGACCCGCTGCTTGTTGCGTATGCCACAACTTGTGGTCGATGATTACTCTGATCGAAATTTGTCGAGTCTGGATTCGAGCCATTCTTGAAGCTCGATCCATCCTGAGTGCCGTTCGTCGTCATTTCGGTATCGAGTCTTGCGGTCAATTTCTTGAGCCAATTCATGCGCTAATTCCTCCAGCAAGTGGTCCCCAATCCTTGAAGCAAAGCGCCGTATAAGCCGTTGCACCTCCTCTGCCTCCACCGGGGAGTACCAAGCGCCACGCATGGCAATCACCATCAGGCTCTTCATGGCTTTTCGAGGTACCGAAACGGACATTCACAATCTCTAGCCGACGATTGTCGTCGTCGCAACACTTGGGACCCGGTTGATATGTCGCCGCAACATGCGGGTATTCGGCGATATGTTCGGAATTTGCGGGCCAGGCGCGCACACGCCCATGCCGAGGACCACCCGGTGTGACCACTCGGTCCAACCCGGCTGACCTTCGGAGCATCCCAGGATGGAATCGCGCGTAAAACACTAATGCAAATACATATACGAAATATCTTTAGATACTTTGGATATTATGTATTCATACTTGGTATTTGTAATACTTGGATCTTCGTTCTTAAGTCTTGACTTAAAGCAAGAATATACATGCAAGCCTGGCTAGCAAATACTAGATCCAATACAGAATACTTGCTTAAATACTCTAAGACTTGAAGCAGAAGATTTACTTGAAATCTCTAAGACTTGTTTCTGATCTCCAGTATCTTACTTCAAGTATTTGTATTATTACTGGAATACAGATCACATACAAGATATATATAATATATAATATATATACCCCGTCTCCCCCCAATTTGCCCGAGATTATTGCAAGTAGCCGTTTGCCTCGCAGGAGAGGCCCAGTAATGGAGTTTTTGGGGCCGTTGGCTAGAGGTGCCGCCATAGGGTGCCAAAGATTCCATCTAGGGCCATTCCCGCGCCAGCAATCACCATTCAAACGTGGGTGCGTCGCCGTACTGGTACTGGGAGGGCGGGCTGACGGTCCCCGAGGCCCGGAATCGGTCTGGGTTACATGCGAGATACTGTAGGTTCATGCCGGTCTTTACCCACCACGCATCCCGGAATGCATTCCGGACTATGTCCAGCGCTTCCGGTAGCGGAAATCCAGCCGCCAAGGTGCACGCTGCCTTGTAGTACATCGGGCGAACGGTGGGTTTTCTGCCATTCAGCGCCAGCGTCGCCATGTCTCGCCACAAATCCAAAACCTGCCGTGCGTTGTCGTCGAACGGGTTTTTCGACTTGGTTGACTTGGTTTTCGACTTGGGAGATTCGGGATTTGTCAGTTTGAATTTGGTCATATTGCACCTGTTGAAACGAATGTGGCGCCGGAATTACCGACGCCACCGATTATTTCGTATTCGCTATTCTGATATCAAACCCCTAGACGCCGCACACTCCTCCTTTGCCTCCGATGACGCAAATGTCATGCGACTCGACAACCGTTTCCTGGAACTCCTGGCCGTATGATTGCAATGCCTCTCCGTAGGGGACCCGTACCAACGGCTGACCACCTCGCGCTCCGTCGGGATACGCAGTAAACCCCCTTAGCCTGGGCGCATAGGTTGCCAACGTCTCGGCGAAGGATTGCACCGTATCGGGATTGTTTTCGGGCGAGCCCCATGCCGGCAGATTGATCGTGCTGGATATGGACATGTCGACGTAATCTTGGATGTCCGCCTGGAATGCGATTCGACGTGCGGGATCTCGAGCCAGGTCAATTGCACTTTCGATGGACTCCGGATCAACTCCGTATTTTTCGATCACCCTTTTGGCAGTTGAGTCGACCACAAGCTGGTACATCCAGTCCTTGCCGTTCTTTAGGTACCGCCGCTTATAGGCGACTGCATACAGCGGTTCGATACCCGTCGTCGTACCGGCCAAGATCCCAATGGTCCCCGTCGGAGCAATCGCACGACACGCAACCGGCCTGGAGATTCCCAGTGCGTCCGCCACTTCGTCCGCTGTTTGTCGTGATACGTCTCGATAGACTTGTAGCCATTGCCGCAACTCGTTGTTCATTTCGTAACGGTATCCGCGCTGTATCAGCCATTCGTGCACCCCCATCAACCCAAGCCCAAGACGGCGGTTCTTGCGTCGGATCTCGTCGACCTTGGCGTACGGCAAATCCGCAACCATTGTTCCACACAACAAAAAGATCGTGGCAGCTCGCACCGCGTCGGCAAACTGGGGCAACGTGTCTATTCTCCCCAGGTTGATGCTACCCAGGTTGCACACGTCACTGTCGTCCTCGCTGGACACTTCGGTGCAGTTCGAGATGATGACTCCGTCTGCACAGAACGTATGCTCCGGAACACGTACGTCGCAGCAGTACACAGGCTCTTCAAATTGTTCGAAGACGACATCTGTCACATAACAAGGATTGTTATCTCCGTGTGGAAAACTGACTTCCAGCTCGTCTCCCTTTGCCAGTCGCCACGCTTGTAGTCGAATCGTAGGCTGCCCGTCCACCTTGACTAGAAATGGATGTCCGTAGTCAGCTTTGATTTGTCGACCATTGGACATGTGTATAGAAACAATTGGAGCACTCGGATAAGTTTGCTTGAACACCGTTTGCGCCCATTGCTTGCCAGTCCATACGGTAACCGGCTGGTCAATGATATCCGCAATCCGAGTGTACCCGATGTCCGTCAATACCGACGTATCTGCCGAAACAGGTGCATTCCGCAGTGTTTCGTTCTGTTTTGCGCCGAAATTGAACGAGAACCCTGGCTCGCCCGTCTTCAGCGCTTGGCGTACGTTTTCGACAAACGTTGGATGCATTCGATTCGCCAGCCAGGCGTCGTCGTAGTTCAGGCTAATGTTGGTCATGTCCAACGGTGCCGGCCAGTTGAAATCAGCCTCTTTTAGATCGGCAACCGTGCGTTCCGTTCCGGGCACGCGCATGTCACGCCAATTCTTGGCCTTCAAAAAGTCACCGGCGTCGGGGTGTTGCCAGTTCAGCGACGCATAGATCGCAGAACGCCTGGAGCCGCCTTGCATCACTTCGCGACCAATCTCGTTGATCATACGCATCTTGGAGATGGGACCGGATGCAACTCCGCCCGTTCGATTCAGCCGCGCACCACGTGCGCGGTACACGCTGTAATCAACTCCGATTCCGCCCCCCGTGCTAAGGCACCGTTCCGCTTTCCAGCTTAGATCGGCCCAATCCTCGCGCGTATCTTCTATGGCTCTCAGCAGATAGCAATTGTTGTACGCCTTGTAGGAACGACCTGCGTAATACAAGTATCGTCCACCTGGCAGAAACTGGTGCGTTGCAATCATCTGGGCAACATGATTATGTGCGTCACGCAAAATGCCCATGTCGTTGGTATTGATGACGGGCATGATCACTGCGTCGGCAACACACTTGGCGCGTTCCGCCCATGTCTCGGTGGCAGACGCGGCATACTTGAATTTGAAAATCTCGAGTCCCAAGGGATTGTCGGCAAAAACGTCCATTATCTCTCCGGTGTTGATTATGCAGACGAAAAAATCCGGTTGCCTGACGACAACCGGATCTCAATGATTACTTGTTCCAGGAAAAAACTAGGCCATCAAAGTCCAAGCACCTCGTCCAACGAGGCTATTTCGCGGGTGTGATATTGCCGCTTTGATTTGACCGATTCGGTCAACTGCACAATGAGACCGGATGCAGCTGACGTGGCCGTATCTCCCTTGGACGAATAGCGACCAACGCTCAATACCCATGTCTTGGACTCCAATTGGTATGACGCACGAACTTCGACTTGCCCTCCCGTGTCCGCTCGGTACAGCCTGCAAATGGTGTCGCACATGGCCGTTAATTCGTTCATCGTTTCCTCTTGATCCTAACTAGTGTTGCTTCGGCGACGGTTGCGGCATTGACGTACCGCAAAAACTTGCGTGCTACACATCTCGTGGCGCGGAACACCTTGCGTCCGCGTTTGAAATCCACCCAATCGATCCCAGGTAATCCCATTTCCTCACGCGTTGTAGACTCCACTAACCAGCAGCCCATGATTGACTTTACCGCCCAGTAGTGCTTTTTCATAACTACCCCTAGGTTAATGGCCCAACACTAAAGCTCGGAGGCTGCCCCACCCCTCGAAGTTGGCGACCCTGCCGAGAACGGGGGTCGCTACGTGTTCAAACGGACTGTGATGCCCGTCACTTAATAGGCGTTCATAAAGTTTCACATCTGCATCTAGGTCACGAACACCTTGATGATTAAGGTACGAAACCCGAGCGCACCGCGCCACGGATATTTTGCATCTTTGAAAAATCGGTAGGTCCATCTCCGCAGGGGTCACATATGGCGTATGCCATTCTGCGGCTCGTAGCGTCTCCGGTTTATTCCCATCGAGTGCCGATTTCATTTCTGTCGCCAGCTTTTCTATTTCTGGTTGGGCGTGCGTCGAGATGCGTTGCACGAAGAAATTGTTCCATTCAGTTGCCGTGACGATCACGGTGATCGGCAAAAAAGGCTCAAGAACGCGGTTTACAACTTGTTTGTGCAAACCCATCCCAGCCCATCGCTCGGCCACGTCTGCCGTGTGCCTGGCCAGCTCATGCCATTCACGCCGAATCGTGGCGATCATCTCGTCGTCCAGCTCCGTGTCGGCAGACATTCCGCTGCGATTACGCCCCCACGCAATCGGTTCTGCCGGATTGTTTCGTACCTGGGAGACCAGCTTGTTGTTCGGGATCGCCCGACTTGATGCGGCATTCCTCGAGAATGCTCGATGCGTCATAAACTCCGAATGAATGAATCGGGGGTAACGTACCTCTATGGTCGTTAGACGTTGCCCAGTCAGGTTTATCGAGTCGGCGATAATTTTTGCGTATATCGTAGGTTGTTCCATATTCTCCCTCATAGTGAGCGCCTGTACTTGCCTGTGGACCTTGCGGACTTGATTTTGCGGGCCAGCTCCCACCGCGACCACGGCGGCTGACATTTGGCGTTCCATTCCGACATCACCTGCATTGCCAGGTCGTCGTCCAAACCCCACCCGTGCACCAGTTTGCACGCCACCAGAAACGTGTGTGCATGCCCCCCCTGGCCTGCGATTGCGCCCGGGATCGCCTCGAGGTAACGTTGGATGCGTGTCATATCCATTGCGGACGGTTGACGAGGGGGCATTGCGGGCGTGGCTGGCAATTCATCCGGACGTGCGACCAATCCGTTCAGCCACTCCGGTGCCGGACCGGTGTCGCTCGGATGACCCATCAACCATCTGTAGGTGCCGGTGGGTGTCACACTGGGGAATGCGACAAAATATCTGCTATCGCCTAGTAGATCGATCCCATCGCCCAATTTGCTGCGCAACTTTTGATTGTCGCTCAGCTTGAACACATAGTGCTCTCCGCCTTGGGCCGTAGATTGCACGCATGCCGCCTCTAGCGGGCCGTGCGTAAATTCCAGATCCGCCAATGTGGACCAGCCTCCGTTTCTCGGGTCTACGTCTAGTACCCAGATTCCACTAATGGGGCCGGTTGCAATCCCTAGATTTGCTGTTGCGCATTCGGCAAACCACGCCTTGATCGTGGCCGGGTCGTGCGTGGCGTCGTGCACACCGCGCCTAGTCATAGGCCGTTTGCTATGGGGCCATAACGGGATTACCGCCAGACCAGCCGCTGCATATTCCAATGCCGATTGCAGTGTGCTCATTTTGCAATCGCTCCGAACAGATCCCCCTGACACGGGTTGTACTTTTTCGAGGGTCGCGAGCGGTCGAAATAGTTCCAATCGAATCGCGGAAACATCGCCGTCAATAGACGTAAATTCGGTGGCCAAACCATGGTCTCCCACAAGTAATGCCGATCAAACTCGCCAGTAAATTCCGAGGCATCTATGGCCACCAACGGACTACAGGATCCGTCGAGCACGACGTAGTTGATCTTGGTGCCTGCCGTTATCTGCAAGCCTTTGGCCAATTGCGAACGTGCGATCTGCACGTGTACGGGTGCATTGCCGGATGACTTGTATTCTTCCAGTGGCCTGGAAATGCCCTTGGTAATCTGGATGACTTCCAGCGGCAGGTCGTCAGTCAAAACGTGCTGGCGAAACTCTGCAACGGCCATGAAATATGGGTCAACGGTGGTTTCACCTGTCGCAAACATCTGGATGATGGTTCCTTGTAAATCGCGGGCCAGGCGCGATGTGTCCCCTCGCTTGATTTCCAGCCCCTTGACTTCTGGTTTCGAGTCCGGGCGGGCGGGCTTCCCCTTGTAGTGCAAGTATTTTCCGACATACCTTTTTGCGGCGGTAAACACCAATCTTGAAAACGCCTTTTCGTATGCCAGCTTGACCTTGTTGACCGCACATCCTGATTCTGCCGTCAGGCGCGGATACAGCTCGTCGTTGCAGCGTTTGACGAACGCATCGAACTCTTGGACAGACGCGCCAGTGACAAACAACGAGTCCGTGTCTCCGTAGATCGTCTTGGACGCAGGCATCACCTGGCGAGCAAACATCACGGTCTGTTTCAGCAGCCACTGCCCGTTCAACGTGGTTGACTCTACGATGTCTCGATCATAGTACCGACTATATGGGGTTCCAACGACCCCGTAGAACGAGTTGGCAACCATCTTGTATGCGTTGGTTCGCCTTTCAGCGTCCTTGGATTCGGGGGTTCCGGGCGCCATAGACGCACGCACCTGATTCCAATGGGCACGCAAATCCAATAGCGCCTGTAGTGCAGTACAGATAACGCCCGGTTTGGTTGCGTCCGTACGCAACCCCGTGCCTGGGCTGGTGCATGTTCCCGTAGGTGACTTCGCATCTGGACTGAGATTCCACGCGATCATCACCGATGGGTACAGCGATGCAAAATCGCACACGTGTACGTTCTCGATAATGCCAGTTTCGGTGGGCTGCATGACGAACGCCCCGGTGTACTTGGTACTCTCAAGCTCGTCCGCATAGAACTTGGTCGGGAACCGGATGCCGTTCGCTTGGCCAAGCCGCAACATAAACATATCGACGAATACGGTCGGCTTCAGGCTGGCTGAATCGGGTTGCACTCCGCACGCTTCGCACACAGTTTGATGCAGCTCCAGGTAACCTGTTTTTTCCTCGATACGGCGTAGCAAGTCGGTATCTTGTACGCAGTATTTGACAAGTGTGCTCCTTAGAGTTGGATCTTGCCAGTACCTATAGGATTGCGATGCATCCACATCGTGCTTGCCTTCGCCCAGCAACATCGTTGCGACGTGATCCAACTTGAACGAAACCTTGTCCTCGCCAGATTCCGCGCTCGAGATGTTGTACCGCTTGTATACCTGAAGCTGATCCAGCCAAAGCCATCGACGAATGTCTTTGACCGGTACCTTCAAGTGGTCGATCCTCGCTAGGATAACGGGCTTATCGAACATGTCCGAGTTCCAGCCGACGATCTGATCGTACTCTTCCAAGTGATGCACCAGGCTTTCCAGCAACTGGTATTCGGCTTCGTCCGAATCCTCTTTCAAGACGCCAGAAACGTGCTCACCGGACGGTCCCACCAGCGCCCAACACAACACGCGCGCGTGGCCCGCAATGGCGTCGACGAATGGCACCCTGCTATCGGTTTCGATGTCCAAGTACACTCGACGGGGACGCTGGATCTGGATGTTGTTGTCAATCATCCATCGTTTCAGAACCGACACGTCTCCCTCGTATGTCGCAAACCCCTGGGAGACCATCTCCCGGCAGAATTGCTCGCGGTGATCAACGAACTCTCGTCGTCCCTTGTCCCAGTGCCCGCTGGAAAACGTAGCTCGCCAATAACGGCCTGTCTTTTCCAGCCCAACGACCCTTTGATCCAGGAAACGATCCTTGGGGACAACGTCATCAAAAAAGGCCACCGGTTTCCCAGTGGCCATCTTCAGTCGTAATGTACCCTTGTCGTCGAAATACAGTGCGCTAATCGTGTTTTTTGTTTGCCACGCGCGAACAATTTTCACGTTTCACCTCGAGTAAATACAGCAAAGGTACGCATATGTTGCCGGCCAGGATGGCGACCAGCGGCTGCATTCCAAGCGACGGAGCGATGTACATCACTGCGCCGGTAGCAATCATTCCGGTTGCCAATTTGTGAACATGCCGGGTGCCAACCATCAGCCACACAATGTGACCGATGGCGACAATCGTTAACGCCGCAAACACAAATTGCAGTGTCATGGCTTAGGGTCACCCGACATACCCAATAGGCCATATCCAGCAATATCCCGGTAAGGGGACTCGCCGAATGCATCCTTGGCGTTTGCGATCCGGAACATCTTGTCGATGATTCGCGTCAACGCCAGCATGTCCTTGTATTGAGCAACCGAGATCCCATCGGGATACAGCACCCTGAGGATCTCGTGTGCGCGACTAAATGAATCGCCGTACGCTGATTGTTTTTCGGATACCAATTGTCCGACCGATTCGCCAAGTGACGCGAAATCAATTGTCCCCAACTTGAACAAAAACATGTGGCTGGAGTCGTATCCAGTCACCCGGAATCCGCCCTCCCACAACACCGAAAATTTTCCTTCGTCCACTGAGTCAACAACACCTTTGCGACCGTTGCTTAGCTGATACAGGATCTGACCAACGACCATCACGATTCTCCCTTTCGTTTGGACATTTCGCGAAACTCGATTTCGGCGGCCCATTGGATCAGCAATGCCGCCAGCGCGACCAACCGCAGTCGCAACAATCCAGGATCTGCCGCTGCATATACCCACATGATCTTTTCGGAGATCCGATCTCGCCACGTAAGTTGGCCCAACAGTGCGTGTATCTCGTTTGCCGCAACTGTTTTCTTGTAGTTTTCCTCGAACCCCTCGGATGGACCGTCGCCCAACAATTCGACCGTTGATTCTGACGATGAAACGGTAGACCACAACTTGGAAGTCTCGGTGGCTGATGCTGCGACCACCGGATGTGCTGACTGGACCAATTTCGATAGTTCAGACACCAATTTATTTATACGTTCCGGCGCGTAAATCATCGCCTGTAGATGGTTATCTTTCATAGCATGAACCACCTGTTGCCACGATTTGCACCCCAGACAAACCAGGCGTATTCTGTCGCGTCAGTACCTCCACCCGTAAACGACGGGCGACGCGCCAAAACGTACACGTCCGCAGGGTTTTGCCGGTGAAACTCTCGTCGCGACTGGCCCGCTAACCAGTTCAACCGCAACAAGGCACACACTGTACCGTTGTGGCCTACCTCCAGAAGAGATCGTTCGACAAACTTTTGCGCATCACGAAAAGGGGGATTCATGATGATGTATGCCGGAGCGTTCCAATCACCCGGCCCTAGGGCGTCGCGAGTTGCGATAAACTCGGTGTCTTTGCGCGCCATCTCCGCGACGATTTCAAATCCTCGCTGGTTGACATCCGGGTACCTGGTGCGGATTGCCTCCAGGATGGCTCCGTTGCCTGCGGCCGGATCCAACACACGGTCCAGTGGTGGTAAATTGTTCATCAGTTTTTGCACACACCATTCGGGCGTGGCGTAAAAATCCGTTTCCTGTCGAATCGATCCGCGATTGGTTGCGCTCATAAACCAATCATAGCGGACCGATTACCACGCGCTATGTGGGTTTCTGCAATATTTCTTCTAGTATTTGGCCCGATTACTGCATCGGCTACAAGCACTTGATTTTCGCTCAACGATTATGTATCCCTACGTTATCATACATCGGAGGTCACAATGCTACAGTACGGAACAACCAGCCAATTGCCGGAAAACGTCAAAAAAGCCATCCAATTGGTCCTGCGAGAAGAGTGCGAAAAGCGCGACTGGAGCACATACCAGTTGGCGGCTCAACTGGGTGTTTCGCAGTCCACTGCATATACTGCCGTCGAGTACGGTAAGTGCGGGACATTGTTTGCAAATAAGGTATTGTCGTGGCTGAAAACGGACATCGAAACACTGTTGGACAAGTATTCGTTGGCGACGGCTCCCGCCGTCGAACAAATTCCAGTTGTGCGAGCTATCGGCGCAAAAATGAAATGGCATCCGGTGACCATCTCCCAGATTGAATTACTGTTTCGCGCATCGAACCAAGCCATGGGCCAGGCACAAATCAAGCAGATCGGCGGGATGTTTAACGTCGTGAACCTGCAAGTGCTTCAAGGCGATTAGAAATAGGCGTGTGAATACGCACCGATACGCACCAAATGGCATCGGTGGCTTGCATTTCATCGGACGCGAATCATTATGCGTCCCATGCCCGAACACGTTTCGAAATATCCGACAATGGCGGCGGCGCTGGTTGCCGCGCAACGACATGCCCAGGCCGTAGCAAAGGCATCTAAAAACTCATTCCATGGCTATAAGTACGCTTCCGCAGAGGCGTTGATTGAGGAAAGCCGCGCTGCCCTAGGGGAAGCCGGGTTGGCCGTGATGCCGGTCAATTGGGTAGTTGTCCCCGTTACCGATCTTGAAGGCGTAAAGTCCAAGGTTCAGGTTACGTATATGCTGGTTCACGAAAGTGGCGCCAGTGTAACGGCAACGACCGAAACCAGTGTGCTCCCCGAAAAGGGACGCCCCCAAGATAAAGCCGAGGCGACCGCGTTGACCTACAACCTGGGGTACTACCTCAGGGGATTGCTGCTACTGCCTCGCGAAGAGGAATCGGTCGATACGAGGGATGATCGACAATTTCAACCGACCCCCAAGCCTGCGTCCAAACATGCGAGTCAGATTGCGAGCCAGGCGCCCAATCCACCACCGGCGCAACCGACCCCCAAGCCGGCCACCCCGCCGCCATCCGTCGAGGAACGTATCGCGACTGCGTTGGAGCTGATTAAACAGGCAACTACGCTGGGAGAGCTGAATACGGCCAGAACCAAGATCAAGTCGCTAGACGTGCCGGATGACGCCGTGATCGGCGCATATCGCGAGAAGCACACGTTTCTAAAAGCGGGTGGCAAATGAGTGCCCCCAAAATAACCGACGAGGCCCAATATCAAGACGCTATCGCCACGCTGGACGAGATGTGGGATCGCGGAGATTGCGGTCCTGAGTTTTTAGCTCTGGAGTCAGCCGTACAAGAATACGAACAATCCATGGTGGAGTCCCCGAGGTTGCACGAGGTCGTATGGCCAAACTAGCGTTGATGCCAACCGCCAGTCGGCTGGACGATGCAATCGCGTGCCCCGCAAGTGTCGTTTTGCCGCACGAGATCCGCCCATCCGGCGAACCAGCCGTTCGCGGCAATGCCGCGCACAATTACCTTGAAGCTATCGCCAAGGGAGTGGATCGCCAAGCTGCATTGGCGTTGGTTCCGACCCAGTACGTCGACTGGTGTTCGATGATTGACGTGGATGCACTGTTTGCTGGTCTAACTGAAATTACAGCCGAGGTACCGTATGCGATTGATATTTGTAGCGAAACATGTCGCCAGATGCGCGGTGGACAACGTGAGTACGCAGATCGTACAGACCGCGAATTTGTTGGCACAGTGGATGTTGTATGTCTTCGATCTGGGACGTATGTGGTTCGTGACTACAAGACCGGCTCCAATCTAGGGGATCCGTACCACAAGATGCAGTTGCGGTTCGCCGCAACGGCAGTGCACATGCTGACGGATGCATCGGTCGTGGTTGCAGAATATGTGTACATCCACGAGGACGGCACCCATAGCGTCTCCAGCACGAAATTCTCGACGTGGGATTTCGTCGAGACCATCGAAGTTCTGGGCAAGCTACGGGCGGATATCCTGGAAGCGGCATCCAAGATGCCAAACGTATCGGTTGCCACTGGCCCGCAATGTCGATTCTGCCCTGCGTATTGGTCCTGTCCGGCTCAGGGAGCCGCATTACTAAAGGCCGGATCCATCAACGATAGTGGAGAAATGTCCCAAGTGTGGGCCGCATACGAACAAGCGCGCATCGCGATTGATCGCGTCAAGCCGCTGGTCAACGACTATGTGGATCAGCATGGCATTGATATGCCAGACGGTACAGTTGTTCGCATGTATTCCACAACCAAGCGTGCGGCCAACGTCGGCAAGCTGGTCAAGCTGGCCAGGGCGCGCGGCGCATCCGATGACGATATATCTGAATGCTATTACGACAATACAACGACGTATCCACGACAAGTGAAACGAAAGGCGTAGTCATGACCGAGCATATGGACAAGATCAACGAACTAGAGGCGCGCATCTCCAAGCTGGAAAAGGCAGCAATGGCTGCTTCGATCAAGGCGGCTGTCGACGAAGTTTTTCCGTTTGTGAAACTGGACGAGGAATGGGCAGACAAGCAAATCAAAATCCAACCTCGTAGCTGGAAAGGGGAATCTATGGTTGGGAAAAAGATGTCCGAGTGCCCATCGGACTTTTTGCAGGAGCTGGCTAGTTACCTCCAGTATATGGGTTCCAGGGATCGGATGTCACCAACCCCCAAGTGCAATGCCAACGGCAAGCCATACTGGGAATATACCTTGTTCGACGCCAAGTTGGCTCGAACGTGGGCCAAGTTCAAGCAATCCGAAGCCGACCCGGCTTGGTAAACGTGTACCCCTAGTAATCATAGCTGCCCGATTGTTGGAGGATTCAAAATGATTCGAAATGACGTTGAATTGCGGCGTGCCATGGATGCATTGGAACGAGTTGTGCACGCGGTCGATATGCGAATGTCTGAACTCAAGTCGGACGGATGGACCGATGATCAAATCAGGACAAATCTGTACTTGATGATCGATCAAGCGGCAGACCTGTATAGCCAGATTGCGCGCTATGGCGATTCCCTCTGATCTGGACGAGTTACTTGGCCGGCTGGCTGGCATGATTGCCGACCAAGTGGCCGAAAAGCTGGGCCGCACGGGTAACTCCGTGTGGTCCAGCGTGCATTTGCCACCCGATTGCCCCAGCCGAAAGAGATTCAACGAGCTGGCCCGCCAGATTCCGGATGCGACGAAAACCGGCAGGGTGTGGTTCGTCTCGGACACGTCTTGGAAATTATTTCGAGCCAACGCCCGACGGGCGAAACCGAAACAGAATCAACCAGTTTGCGACGACATGGAAACAATCGTTCAGCGGTCGATTGCCAAATCTTTACGGCGGATCGCTTGATCACAATCTGCCGATCATTACAATCGGCACTATGAGCAAAACAGCAACTGGGACGGTTCGTTGGACGGGTAAAAACTGGGCAGTTCGGGTCACGATGCTGGACGGCAGCCGGCGTTTGATGAAGATTGACGCGGCGCTGGGCGAAGGTGACGTCGAAACCGCTAAAATACTTGGGGCCGAGATATCAGCGCGTGTACGAGCGGAAATCGGGACCATGCTGGTTCCCGCGAAATCCGGCCTAAGCGTGTCGGAATACTTCGTGCAATGGGCCGCACGGAAAAACAATCGGGTGGACTTAACGTATAAATACAACAAGCATGTGGCACCGATTATCGGTGCGCTCGAGATTGGCGCCGTCCAACCGGCGCACATGGAAGCCGTCGTCCGGTATTTGGACGATGCGATCCGCACCAAACAATTGGCGTGGCGTACAGCCAATGCCGTTTGGTTTATGTTGCGGTCGCTATTTCGTGAGGCGCGCACCAGCAAAGTCCCATCGCTGCGAGTCATCACTGCGGATCCGACTCGAGATGTCCAACGCCCCGACAAGGGAGCCGAACGCATCAAGCAATATCTTTGGCCGTCCGAGTTTTTGCAATTAATGCAGTCTCGACGTGTCCCGCATGATTTCAAACGCAAGGTTGCGTTGTGCACGTACACCTATACACGATTGGGTGAGTTGATCGCCCTAGATTGGGCCGACGTGCACTTGGACGATGGGTACATCCACGTCCACCAGGCGATGAACGCGGCAACCCGTACGGTGGGGATGACCAAGGGAGCTAACAAGGGAGCCACATTGTCCAGGCGCATCCCAATCGAGCCGGCGTTGATGCCGTTGCTGCGGGCCATGCACCAGGAGTCGGGTGGCGTGGGTCCGGTGGTCGGCAATTTGGATTCGCCGAAAGAATGGTCATCCAGGCTGAAAAGATACTTGCGTTTGGCCGGAGTATCTCGAGCCGAGCTGTTTGGTGCGGGAGGAACAACTTGCCCGGTGCGTTGGCATGATCTGCGGGCCACGGGCATCACATGGGCCATTGTGCGTGGGGATAACCCTGCGGTGGTTGCACACCGGGCTCACCACACCAACATCAACACCACAATGGAGTACATCCGGGAAGCCGAGAATCTGCGGGCCACGTTCGGCAACGTGTTTCCAGAATTGCCAGCATGCGTCATCGAACCGCGCACCGTTTTTGACAAGAATTTTTACAGTGGACCAAGAAAAAACAAATCGGCACGCGAATCGGCACACGTGCAATCGGTCACTGGTAAGTGATTGATATCGTTGGATAAATTGGTACTCAAACAGTTACTTCGTAACGGTAATTGTAAGCTCGAAAACGCTGCAATTTGCTTCGATACGCACTTTGCAACCGTTATTTCAATCGGTTTGGTGCACTTACGGGCGTGCCGAAACCGATTCCAACAACGATCCGCCGATACATGACGCGGGTCGTTTACTAGTTTGACTCCGGGGTGGCATCGACGGACACGATGCCCCCGTCTCCGACGACCGGATACACCGAGACATGTGCGGGGCGTGGCCTGCGATCCTCCAGGCGTGCAACCGCTTCGGCGTACAGTTTGGCGGTACGCGCTCTGCCGGGAGCCGTGCCGTCCACGAGTCGCTGCATCTTGGCCGTCAGGTCGTTTACCGAGATGACCCCATCCCGGTCCAAATCCAGCCCCGAGTTGGCGTTGTATTGCAACGGGTGCTGGGCTTTCGAGTAGACCACCCCATCGGTCCGTTTCAGGTGCGCCGGCGCCAGATTGGCCAGCCAAAGCATTCCAGCGCTTTCAAATCGGTTGTTGGGCGTCGATTTCCGCCAGTGCCGAAAATAACTCAGGGAGTACGGCAACTGCACAACGGGCAATGCGGCGCAAAACTCGCCCATCTTGGTCGCGTCCCATCCCGCTGCGAGTAACGCGGGACCACCCATTTGGGTCATGCCCTGGAAGCCGTATTTATTTTTTGCGCGCCAAACGAAGTCACACTCCCCTGCGATCAGCAACAAAAAGTCCTCGGGTACGATCCCAACTGCCGGACACTGGTTCAATAGCGCATCGAAAAACGCATCGTTATACGCGGCGTCCAGAATGCTCATGGAAGTTGAAACGGCGGGAACCAGTCGGTCGGCAATTCAACAGGTTGTAATCCGACTGCATCGCAGAATGGGGCGGTCGTGGCATCGTACGGATAAGCAGATTGGGTCGGGTCATCATGCTTGGGGATCGGTTGCGCCCAATGCAGCGACACCCCTCTGACCGTCGCAGGGTCTTGTCCAGGAGTCGGCAAGATCAATTCACCTGTATCCGCATCCGTGCCCCAAATAGGAAACCCAAGGGCTGCGTCCACCAAATCGGACAACTGTTGAATGGTCTGCGTGTCGGATATTACGTATTGCATTTCGAATTACTCACGGTGTCATTACGCCCGAGCCGTATCGGTTGCCAAAGTAATTGCCTAGTCGGGTGCGTTGGGCTTCCGTCAATGGCGCATTGAACATTAACCATTCCGCAACTGCACCTTCCCACGAACCTGCACCGTCTGTAGTGTATGCCGCGAATCGATCTCCAAGCGTCAGACCAGTTTGTCCGTTATTTGTTCCCTTGGTCGCACTTGTACCCGAAGATGCGCTACGTACATAAATGCGCTCGGTTGTCGCGCCTCCTACAGAACCCTCGAATTGTGTGAATATCGCGGACGCCGTGGTGACTGTACTCAGAGCGAAGGTTTCCGTACTTCCACCTCGGTACATGAAGAAACCGGTAGAAGCAGAGAAGTTGTTGTACGACCCGACGAATGATCTGGTTCCGCTAGTTAAGCCGTCCGCAAGCCACCATGCGCCATTACCGGATTGATCGGATTTGATCACACCTGCATAGGTTGTCTGCGCCCAATTTCCAGTTGAAAACGCGCCCGACACCAGTCTCGTAGCGTTTGCCTTGGTAAACTTGACAGACGGCTTATTATTAAAGTTCGAGTCTGACGATTGAAACGTAGGCTGCAAACTGGCGGTTGCCTGGGAGACGGTTCGGTTTGAATCGCCGGATGTGTCACTACTTGACCACGCGGACACCTTAGACCCGTTTAGCGTAATGCCACGATCCGCCCTTAGATCCTGGATCAATATAGATGGTTGTGAAACCGTGAACGTCAGTGCGTTCGATGTCTGGCCGTTGTACGTGACCGTTACATTCTTGGTGCCGGTTTCATAAAACTCGGACTCTGGAACCGTAAACGACAATACGCCAGCGCTATAAGTGGCAGAAATGTTCGACGACGCACCGAAATTAACAACCGCTCCGGCGTCAAAATTTGATCCACTGAGTGTCATTGATGTGGACGCAAACCATCGTTCTCCCGATGACGCACTCAAAGACGAGATCACAGGTGCAGGTGCACCACTCGCCGGTTTTCGGGCAGCCCTACGTGTACTTAGTCCAGGACGGCGGTTCACACCGCAATGGCACACGCCTGTTGACCATGTGCATTTTCGATTATTTTGCCGTCAATGACGACTTTTCGGCCAACTATCGGAATTGCCTGGAGATGGATGTTCCCGTTTTGCTCCAAGTAGCCGATCCCAAACCCGTGCGCCCAGTCCCGACGTGCTTTATCGGCGTGCCTGTAGTCGACGGCCCCGAAATCCCCCAGCCAGCCAAACGCCGCTCCAACGTGAATATCCCCGTGGATATTGGCCCTGTAGACGGTCCCAAGCGAGTGGACGTGTCCAATGACCGCATTCCCCTCGACGGTATTCCGAGCGTCCAAGATCGCTCCTGCGCCATGCTTGCCGAAATCATGCGAGATCCGCAATTTACCCATCTGGTAGGATTGCTTGTACGGGACCCACTGAAAGCCGTGTTCTCGGATACCCAGCGCGCCCTGGATGTCCAATAGACCATGCAAAGCGGGGGCATTTTGGGTGACGTACCTTTTTAAACGTTCTTCGTGGTTGCCCTCTAGGAACACACGGGTTCGACATTGCGAGCCAGCCGCTCCTGCCAATTCGCCCAACGCCGTTCGGGTTGCAGCTATTTCGTCTGCCAGCAAATTCTTGCGCCCAGGATTCTTGGCGAAGAATGATACCGCGTAAAAGTCGGCAAAATCCCCCAAGATCACAAGCGCATGCGGTTGCCACCGTCTGGCAGTCTCCAGTAACAAATCCCAAGCCGTACGGTCGACGAATGGATGATGGCAATCGGGGACAAACAGTACCCGACGCAGCTCCGGTTCGGCGATTGCCGTCCGGAGAAATACGCTGGGTGGGCCATAGCCCATTGCCGCAAATCGGTGATTCAACCCCTTGCGAGTCAACTGGATTCCCAGTGTATCGTTGGCAACTGCGATTGCGTCCGCAACCGAGTCACACCCGCCCAGAATACGGATCAGTGCGCCCTCGAGTTCACTTGACCATGTAACTGCCATTATACCACCACGTGCGAGATGTCGGTACGAGCCAAGTGAAACGGCGTCCCGATGTGATCCACCAACCCGTTGCGTTTGGCCTTGGGAGCATCCAGGTATACGTCCGGTCCGTCCTTGGACTGGATTAACTCGACGAAATGTTGGTAGCCCTTGCCTGAGTACTCGCCCAACAATCCGATCAGACGCTTGTTTAACCGAGTTAGCTCGCGAACACCTCCGGTTGCGCGAGTCGGCTCCCCAGATGCCCCGCCGTGCACCTCGTGCACCATCACCGTTGCATGGTGACCCGCATACCGATGACCCGGTGTGCCGCTGGCCAGCAATACGGCCCCCGAACTAAGCGCCTTGCCGCTGGCGTAGGTGACAATTGTGACCCCCTTGGCCTTGGCCGCTTCCACCAGGTCAATCATGGCCAACAACTCATAGACGTATCCGCCTTCGGTGCAGATATCGATCATCATCGCCGGCTGTTCGTGCTCCAAACAGTGGTTTACCGAACGTCGCATTTCGTCGACCGTTGCCTCGTCGAAGTTCACGACATTGATCCGAGCCAGCCCGTTATCGTGATCGTTGGTCATGACCCGCATACACCACACTCCTTGATTTGGATGGCATCTTTGGAATTGACGACGCATTGCACATCAACCTCGAGATACCCGGACTCTTGGATTTCTGTGCATACTGCAACGCAATGCTCGGACAGCCCTTCGGGACATCCAAACGCCCGCAACTTGGCACAAGCGTCCGGACATCCGACCGTCTTGGGCGGTTCGGGATCGGACGCACATCCCTTGGTGCATCCACTGACCAACATACACAACGCAGCTAAGTTTATGATTTTATTCACTTTTCACCCGGAACCGTTTGAATCACGGCAATCGAATTGGTCGTTAGATCCGTCAACCGTTCCTCGGACAGCCACCCCAATCCATTGGACCCCCAGCCGGTGCCCCACGAATTAGCCACTTGGAACACGGTCCCCGAGGTGCCTGGGCGATATCCGACCAGGGTGATCATGTGATACCCACGTATCTGGGTAGTGGGTTTTCCAATGGCAATGGTCATGTGATCTTCGAAGCTCGGATCAACTGCGACCGACATGATGACGGGATAACCGTTCGCCAGTGCGCGTTTGGCATCCAGGACACGCGCATGACCGTGGGTCAAAACCCAGTAGTATTCTTTGAGCCGGAACCCGACACCCGCATCAATTGCTCGCCACGTAGGGCGCTGGTTTATTTTCGCAGGGTCAAACCCGTAGGCAGTCTCCGGGATCAACCCCCAGGTTGCTGCCGCTGCCAGTACGCTACGCGGTTGCGAGCCACGGTCGACCAATGGCACTTTGGGAGATCCCGTTAGCCGGGCACGCCCCAGCGCATACAACGCCATTGGGCTGGGGTAGTAGACGTTTTGCAGGCCAGCCGCCTTCGCTCGCACATAGCTGGCAGTACATACGGCCCACCCCACGCACGAATTAGTCGACCCCTGGTCAAAGATTCCGGGGAGATGGTCTGTCAAATCCACCGACTCCGGCAGATCCGATTCGTCAAACAACACCCCCGCGTCGTAATCTCTGTAGTCCTCGGGCTGTAGCAACGCGCCCATGCCGCGTCCATTCGATGTCAACATGCTAGTCTCCAACATTCCGGTTGTGGCCACGGCAATCGCTCCCGTCAGAAGCGTTCGCCTAGTTAGAGGCGTCCGGAGATGCGTCGGCACGTGACTTCAACGCTCCTGCCTTTTGCGCGGCAATACGTGCACCGATTGCGTTCTCAACGGCGTCCCGCAAGTCAGGAGCAATCCGGCACATTGTCATCAACTCGTCCGCCGACGTTGACTCGGCCAGCAGTACGCACGCCAGCTCCGTTGCGTCCAACACGCTGCGAATCACCCGTGGCGTCAACAATTGACAGCCGATTATTACGGCGAACAAACCGATGGCGATAAACTTGCGGATTGCAATCATCTCCCTAGTATGATTGTCATTCCGTATCGCGCCAGGCGGATTTTTATGCGATTTTCTAAAGTGTGGGTTTGTGTGCGTGTGTTTTGAGAAACGACATCACACCGATTGCAAGTGCAGTTACCGCGCCGCCACTGGGAGGGGATCCGCCATTATTTCCGGGCACCCTTAGCGCAACACGTCCCGCCGATACGGCAACAACCGTGGCTGTCCACTGGGTATCGGAGATGACCTTGCAGTACAGCAGAACGCTGGCGGCAATGACCACCAGCGCATCAATCGCATAGTCCAAGTATGTCTTGGTGGACTCAGGCACGCTGGCTCGCAATTGCTCCATATCGCCCACCTTACAAGGCTCGCGGCTGGCTGGACGGATAGATCCGCACCGATGGCGTACCGGACGCCGCCTTTAGATGCAGGTACCGATGGGAATTTGAATCCAACCGTACCGATATGGCCACTCCATCTTTTAGAATTGCCGGTACAGCCGCAGTTGTTCCTGCCGTTACCGAGACACCCGAAACGGTGTTGCTAATGGACGGCGCGTTTGCCGAACTAAAGGCGAAGTACACGTCTGCCCCGTCCGCGACAATCGTCAGGTACCGGAAAAAATACCCCTTATAGGGGTTTCCCGACGCATCGAACAAGTCCACAACCGATGCAGTCGTGGACGTACTCAGGGAGGTGACACCTTCGCCCGGCGTAGCGCTGGCAACTGGAGGAATAACATTCCACGCCTGTCTGGTAGATTCGGATTCGCTCACCGGATGCGCCCTTCCATGCCTTGAACCGTAGTTTTGAACTTGCCATCAACGTCAATGGGACGAGCTGGCTTGCTATTGGTCACCCCTACGGCACCATTCGACTGGCCAACCCCACTGTCCGTTTCCTCGGCGAAATTCGGCTCGAAGGCTTGTTGGAACATGGCGATCATACTGGGTTGTTGGGTCGGGCTAATGGGGGTGTCCAAAATCAGGGACAACGCGGCTGTTTGCTGGGAGTTCAGTGGCTTTTTCAGCTTGGGGATCTCGGTCAGAATGGCGGATCGCATGCGGTTAAACATGTTCGGATATACCGCTCGGACGGCCTCGACGGTTTCACGGTCCAATTGACCAGCCGCCGCTTGACGTAACATCAACTCTGGATTCTCGACGGCGGCGATATACCTGGACCATTTAGCCCGGTCCGTCATGGATGGCATCCGTGGGTATTTGCTGCCAGGGATCGTCGGCTGTAGGGCGTTTATGGGCTGGGGGTCGGGGGGTAGCTTGCTGGCCAGAAACTGGACTTGTCGCTGGGCAGTGCCAGCCACGCTGGCAACCACACTGGGCAATGAGCTTGCCATAGCGGGAGTAACCATTTGGCTTACATGATTATTCAACGCCATCGGATCGCGGGCCAGGCGGGTCACAGTCTCGACGGATGTTTGGTATTGCTTGGGGGTCAACACTCCGCTGGTGCCAATTAGACGGGATCCGGTGCGTCCGGTACCGCGTACGAATGACTCGGCTGCCTTGGTGATCTTGTTCTCTACGTCACCTGCGAAGGTCGTTAACCGACTGGCCTCCAGGACTGCCATCGCTCGATCAGCAACCACGGCAGAGGCGCGACCGCGAACAAATCTGTTCCCTAGTGCACCGGCCACACCGCCAGCCGTTCCCAGTAATGCGCCACCCAATGCGCCACCCACTGGACCACCGACCATTGCGCCGATTGCACCGCCAGTGTGCGTACCGATGCTTGCCAGCACCCCACCTTTGATAATGTCATTCAAACCAAAGAAATTGTTGCTTTGGCTGCGCTTTAGCTGGGGCATACTAAGAGCTTCGATGTTCTTCCAGGTTGAATACTGGTCATTCAATTCCCGCAGTCGATCCGCTAATTCGTCGCCATATTGGGAACGAACCGCCTGTTGGTATTCGTCGCTAAGGATGCCGCGCGTCTTCAGATAATACTGGTTTTTGATGGGGCTTTCGACTGCCAGGACCTTGTAGTCAGTAGAACGATCAACATCCTGGTAGATGTCTTGTAGCAAAGACAATTTGTTCTTATCGGGAGCAAATGGCTGGACTTTCGGGTCATACACCTTGACCGGTGCCGGCTGGCCCGCTTGGCTTTCTAGTCGGAAATACCCCCCGTCGTCCTTGTACCAAGTAATCTTTGCGTCGGTATCGTGAAACCCGATCTTGCCAGGAATTTCGGATTTGCCACCAAATACAATCTCGTAGTCTTTGGCAAGCAACCTGTTTTCGGCGTTGTTAAACAGATCCAACACGCGCCGAACCGCAGAGGTGTGCTCCGATGTAAATGCGTTCCTCGCGGCATCTTCCAACACTTCGTCATTCAGACGCTGAAACACTTTTTCAACATCAAACGAGGCGTCCGCCACCTTTGTATGAATCTTTCCAAGATCGTTACCGAGAAATTGACGAATCTTCAAGTTTGCGAAATCAGCAACTTCGCCGGGCTTGGTTGTGATGTTGACCGGCGCCACACCGGCGAGTGGATCCTTTTCCAGTAGCGTCTTACCTAGCTTTTCAATCGAGGCATCGTAAGCAGCTTTGCTGCCGGCTTCCGCAATCAAGTTACCTTCGGCGTCATATACGTTCCGAACGCCTACGATCTTTTTCAGCTCTGGCGTCTTGGCTCCCGTGGCCTTGACAGCGCTGTCATACGCAATGTTTTCCAGCTTGGCTTGTGTCGACGGTTTAGCAACCCATTCCGCACCTTTGCCAGCGACTCGCCCAATGACCCCACCGACAAACCCGAGCGGTGCACCGATTGCCGCCCCGGTTAACGCCCCACGTGTAGCGGCTGAAAAATAGTTTTCCGCGTGCATCTCGTGGTTCTTTACGAGATCATCCGTAACCTGATTTGACAGCTCGAATGCAGCGGTTTCAGCGGCAAACCTGGAGCCCATTGCTGCCGCACGTTGTGCCCCTCGCGCAACCACGCCCGTCGCAGCGTTTCCGACCAGTTTCTCGGCTCCGCGCTCGGCGATATTACCCGCCAATTCAACTGCCTTCGGGAAGATGCCGGCTTTTGCCAGTCCGGCACCGGTTGCTTTTGCAGCCGTTGCAGCACCAGTTGCACCCGCTTTTGCGGCCACCGATGCGCCACCCGTCAATAGTGCAGGTCCAACAAATCCAGCAAGTTCGCCGGCCATCAACGTACCGGGATTTTCTTCGGCGACGGCACTTGCAATTTCCCGATATTTGTCGCCGCCAATGGCGGTTCCTGCCACGTCAACCAGTGGTCCGCCGACTCCCCTAGCGAGACCCAAACCAGCCGCCAATCCTTGCCCGACAAACCCACCATACTGTTTGCCCAGATCAACTCGTCGCTGGTCGGCAACCGTCATTGGACGGAACGATGGATCATTCTTTAGTGCCGCGTCCACTTGGTCGACTGGCACAAGATGGATATTTCCCTGCGGATTGATGACTTTGACGGCGTTGTCAACGGGTGGCAATAACTGATCGACCGGCGCGGTCGGTGTTCCAGTTCCTGTAACGGGTTGCTGCGGTTGATTCGGGTCCGCCATTATTTGCTATCCGGTGCTTTTGGAAATGAGTCAGGACGCACTGCGTTGACCGTTGAACCGCTGAGTTCGTAATATGGCTCCAGGCGACCGGTAACCGCGTTCTCTCGATAGGATTGCGTACCCTTTTGAATCCCAGCATTGTTGATACGGGTGTCGACAACCTGGGAGACGCCGCGCATAAAGTTCTGTAGCTTTGCAGGTACTTGGTCACGAACGTCGAAGATCGCATTCACATCTTGTTCGCTGATACCGATCAAATCCTTTTCCGTTTGCGTCAACGAACTACCAGCTTGTGTGATCTTGTTTTTGACGGCAGACACCAACTGCCCAAGATCCTGGACAAGTTTTGACCGCTCACCATTCCAGTCTAGAGCACGTCCCGGCGCACCGAGTTTTCTAAACCGTTCGATGATCGACGGTACTTCGGTATTAATTAGCTGGCGAACCTCGGTTGCATCTTTCAGACCTTTTGCCTCTTCCGGGCTAGCGGCGAACCCCTGGACGGCGGGCACCCATCGTTGCTGCAAAGATGCTTGTTGCTTATCGCCTGCCTCGATACCCTTTTCCTCCATATTATACTTGTGGCTTATGCCCATCTTCATAAGCTCAAACGCTCTCTTAGACTCTTCGGCACTTGCAGCGCGAACTGCCGAGGCTTGCGCTTGGGCTTTTGCAACTTCGCGACCTGTCAATTGATCCAACAAACTCAGCTCTTTTTTGCGACCATCTTGCAGCATAATCGCAGCCGTTTCGCGAAACTGATCATTTTTCGACTTGGCGATCATGTTCGCTAGTTCGTCATTTAGATTCCGACGAATGTTCGTCTCTGCCATCAAATCTGCCGTACGTTCGTCGCCAAAGTGCTCCCGTAAACGTCCATAAGACGTTGCAGCGTCGGCAACACTGGTACGCTTTTGATTGTACTTATCTTTTTGAGCCTGGATGTCTCGATTGATCATCGCATCCAGCGATTGCAGGGCAGTATTTGGTTGTCCCGTTCTGCCGGCCAGCGCCCCACCGAACACCGCCCCGATCATGGCCAGGATGGCCCCTGGGTTTCGTTTGACAAATCCACCGTCCTGGATGTCAAAGTTCTTCGCGTCTTGTTCGGCGGCGGAAATTTTTTCTTGGGCGTTCGTCAATATCTTCAGACGTTCGTTTTCCCGCTTTTGGCGTTCGTCCTCTCGAAGTCTTGCTTCGGAGTTGTATTGATCTTCTTTCGCCAGAACTTCATCTTCACGAGCTGCGGCGGCGTTGATATTTGCAGCTTGCAAAGCAGCCTCGTCTTTGACCTGGGCCACCATTGCCTCGCCAATTTGTTTTTGGCGCGTGGCTGGATCCGAAGACCATTCCGGCGTGGCCTTCCCGGTGTCTATGGCGGCCACAACGGACTTGTCCAACGCAGGGCTGGCTGTTTTCCGGAACAATTCACCACCCTCTTCGGTGGGCAAACCACTGTTTAGCGGAAGGGCACTGGGCGCCTGGCTGGCAACTGAGACGGCGACTGGAGCCAACTTGGTCGCCGGCTTACCAGGAACGTTTGCAACACTGGCTGGGCCGGGTGGACTGGGTGCATTACTAGCCTGGCTGGCGTTTGGTCCCACCAGTGGCTGGGATATCGGTTTTCCAGAAAACGGATCCGTAACTACCAGGCCCGTCGTTGGCAATACAGGGGGTCCGGCAACTGGACCACTTTCGGCAAGCGGCTTACCTGCAAACGGGTCGTTAAACACGCCTGGTTTCATACCTGGTCCAACGAATCGCAAACTATTGCGATCTCCGACGTTAGCTGGGCCGATTTCCGGAATAGCTATGGCGCCGGGGATTTCGGGTGCACCTGGGACCGTGGGTTGTCCAGCGGTAGGAATCATCGCCGGCTGGGCCGATGTCATCATTACCGCAGGTTCCATCGGAACCGTTGCCGGTTCGGCAAAAGAAGCCAACAGTGCCTGGGCGCGTCGGTTTTGATCCAAATCTATAGGCATGTTCCACTCAACTGGCCATCGTAGACTGGCCCAAGTGACCAAACAGGTATTTACTTTTTCGAACCGCCCGATCCAGCGGACGCAACTGACGCCAGTCCACCGGCAGCGGACGAGATTCCGCCTAATACGGTGTTTACGTCTCGATTATGACGATCCGCCGCACCCTGAGCTTCGCCGAAGTTCTCGTCTTTGCGACCACGATCCGCCAATTGCATCGCCAATCCGCGTGCCCGTTGCCCACGAGTTTGCGCATCCAACGCCGTTTGCTGGAGTCCGTAATACTTGTTTGCCAAGCTATCGTTGAAATCAGCCATTTGACTGTCAAGTTTGGCCTGGGCCATGGCTCGATCCATTCCCATTTGGGACATTTGCCCTTGGAGTGACCCCAGCTTTTGTCCAGCCTGTAGGGTCTCTTGGGAGCGCATTGCGCCTGCGCGTGCCGCCAAATCAGATCCGGTCATGGCTGCGCCCAACATCGCCGCCCGCTGATTACGTGGGTTACCGATACCAGCCGCCAAGGCATTCCGGATATTCACCTGATTTGCAGCACTGGCTTGCAGATCGGCAACACTAGGACCGGAACCCATCATCTGCGCACGATACATCCCCCCTAGGCCGAGTTGCTGGGCCGCGACGGCGTCGTCCGCTCCATAGTCAATCCGACTTCCACGGATGTTTCGTGCGGCTTCGGCTTGGTTTTGGTAGCTGTTGGCCCACGCGGCCGCGGCCTCGGGCGAACCGCCCAACGAAAACGAACGAGACGCCTGCGAGTTGGGGTCGTTCAGCGCGCTAAATGTATCGGCATTACTACCGCGATCAACCAACCGATACCGCATATCACGTTCGGGAGAATACCGCGTGTATACATCTGTGCGACCAGGTACAACCACTTCATCGGTCGCGTTCATATCGTGTCTGGTGGTCTCGTTCTGGTAGTCGCTGGCGTCCTTTTGCATTGCGCCTTGTACGCCTTTTGCAATGATACCGGCGGCCATTAATCCTAGAAGTGGTAACATCGTTTATCCGTATTTGTTATGGTTTCTTGGATTCAGGACGATTCAGTTCGCTGTATAGCTGGCCAGCGGCAACGGCCCCATCTCGAACGGCCCCCAGATTGCCCGCAAGATTTCGCTCCGAAATTTCGGTGTTGAACTTGGCGTACTTATCGGCGTTTCCAACCGCCGTGTTGTACGTATCCATCCGAGCTTGTTGCCTCGCCATGGTTCCCTCGAGACCACGGGTCAGCGCTCCCATGGACATGGCTTTCGCGTCCGATGCAGCCGTTTGGTTGCGGATCGTGTTCAGATTCCCCAGCCGTGCAACATCTTGGGCACGGTTTACCTCTTGGGTACGCATAGCATTTGTCAGGCCCGCCAGTTGGTCCTGGGCCGCCAATGATTGATTTGTGCGCAACACGGCCAAGTCCGTGTTCATCTTCCGCCCTGCGGTTTCGGATGCCGTTCTGGACGCTGAGTTTGCAGCCGCTAAGCCAGCCAGCCCTCCACGAGCCGAGGCCAATTGAGCCGAGATGCCCGCTTGGTTTGCAGCGTTCGCCTTGAGTAGCTGAGCTTCGGCGGGAGTGGTCACTTGGTTGTTTGCCACCTTGGACAAGTAATCTCCAAGTTGACGTTGCGCGTCCATCATCTGGTTATAGGAACCAGTTCCGGCATTAAAATCAGCTTGCGGGCCAGCTCGCCCAGCAAGTTTTTGCGCCTGATCGTTGAAGTAATTTACTTGGTTCTTTGTGAAATCCGCCGAACCACCATAATAGTACATATTCGATGCACCGCTGGATGCATCATTCAATGCGTTGTGCAACGCATACCGCCCGGCGTCCGAACCAGGGTCGGGATTCCCCAGGTATTCGTAGCGCTGGGAATTTGGGTCCCAATAAGCGTCCGAAGACATAGGCGTCGTTCGAGGATCCGGCGGCGGTGGGGTTGTCACAGGGTCCACTGTTGGACTTCCGTCAAACGTTGGCGACGACGCCGCTTGATTCAACTGTTTCTTTAGATTTGGATCGACGTCACCCATTTGTCATTACTCCGCGACCGAACACGTACTTTGCTCAAGTGTTATTACGACTATAGTCCTTAAATGTTCGTGCTTTGCCTCGCATCGGAGCGCCGTAAACGACAATTCCGGTCAGATATACGGCGTCACCAGTCCCTTCAACTTTGCCGACGTTATCCGTGGTCGGATAGATAACAATCTGACTTTCAAATCCCGACATCTTTTGCACCGCAACATCAAATTCCAAATTGTCAGGTGATCCCGATGTTGGCCCACTTATTACCGGTGTTTTTCTCGATTGCCCGTTGCTTATTATGTTACCATACGAGTCGTAGACAGATGGAAACGGATACAGTGACAAACTGATTACGGACCTACTTGAAGAAAAATCCAAACCACGATCCGTTAAAACCATCACTCGGTTAACTCTAAAGAATCCGCCCATCTCGGACAGTCGCATTACTCGCATTGTGCAGACTGCATTTGCCGCATATTTGTTCGTGCTACCTGCGTCATACTTTACAGTTCGATTTTCACGTATAAGCAGGTTGCTATCGGATACGCCATACCATATTCCGTTGTATTCGCACGACGCCACGATTCGTATTGTTGAAGGAGACGTGTACCGATAAAATACGAATGTGTTGTAGGTCAGGCTGTAAACAACCAAATACCGGTAGGCCGATGCACCAACCTTGCCGTAGAAACAGAATCTTATACAATTATCTGGTGCGGTATATGTCGCGGATACCACCTTCAAGTTGAACCGCCGCAGGTAATCAACGGCGACCTCGCGAATCTTGTCGCTGATTAGCTCAGGTTGATTCGAGCCGCGCCGCATTCGATAGATGCCGTCGTTGGACTGCCAGTACACCGCATCGCCGACAACTGTCACGCTAGGGGCAGATATGCAGCCGTTTCCGTCATATACGCGGGTTGGTTCCTGTAGCGTTGAGTTATTACCCGTCGCGTCGGCACCGTCCCCATTGATGATCCAAACACTGGACTCTTTAAAGACGACCAAATAGTCATCCAACGAGGCCATGGCGACCACTGGCCCGCCTTCGAAACTGGGAATGGTCAATAGTTCATTGAACCCTGGCTCGCTAAATGGCTCCGACTTTTTCGAATACCAGATCGTATCATCCGGAGTACCGCCCAGCCATATTCTGGACTTGTGCGTGCAAACAAATCGTGCGCTGGGAGGTGACTGGTTCTCCAGAACGGCTCCGTCCAGATCATACAGCAATTCGTTTGATGCAATCTCGGCGTCGCTATAGATGTCTGTAAACGTCAACGCCAACGGCGGATCTGTTGTACCGGTTTGGGTTGAATCTACATCGTAACCGGACGCATAATTCGTGTCGTTACTCAGGTTGACGACCACCGGCATAGAGTTTACGCGGTAAAAGTTCGTGTCCGAGTTTTTCAGAGTTCTGTAAAGAACAACTTTTACAGGGTTCTTTGCGAATGTCTTGTTTGCGAACACTGAGCGCAATGTCGAGTGGTCGAATTGTGCACTGATCTTGACGTCGCGGTACTGCGCCTTAAATGGATTGTTTGTGATACTGGTTCTTGCGGCGGTGGTCGAAGTGGAACCGTTCTCAAACATCCTAAGGCGGATCGCATCACTGGGTGCCGACCTATAGATGTTGCCATTCCCGTCCACCCACTCGAAGACCGCCTTGTAGTACCAATCCGCAGTTCCAACGGCTTGCCCCACGTAGTTCGGGTTTACGATATTGTGCCATATTACCGGCGCTTGGATGGATCCCAGTTCATATATGTGAGTTCCGTCGAATGCCGTAGGGACACCGCCGGATATAAACAAGCTACCGTTCAGTTCTGCACAACTACGCGGTGACGACGTATCCAACGTGACATCGACAACGCTTGAAATTCCAGTGGTTGTCGCCTGCGCGGAAACCGTACTGACCAAACGGTATCCGTTCGAACGTGTCTCAACTTCCGGCAACGGCGTGTGGTATCTAGGATAACCGTTACCAACGGCATTTTGGTAAAACACCTGACGAGGCAATACATTGCAAACAACACGCGGTCGCTGCCCATCGTTGACTAGACGACTGGGACCTTGCATCAAATCGTAAACAACCAACGACGCCGCATCACTTGATGGATAAAACGACGATTTGCCGACGTACAGCGCGCAATACAGTGACCCATTGTACATCCATGGCTTGCTGGCCAGGCGTGCATTCATATCCTTGTGTATGCTGCGACTTTCGGTTGACAGTATATATTGATTAGAACTTACGACTGCGGTTTGGATATGCACCTCCAGGTCATTGCCGTTTGGAGATGCGTATACGTTATCGTCAAAAATTGGTTCTCCGTTGACAACTGTAGTGATACCAGTACGTAAAGACGTGGAAACTATGCCAACGCGGTCATATGCATTGTCCACGAATCCAACCGAGGACATAGACCTAACAAGAACGTTTGCAGATGGCCACACTGCTATATTTCGTGGCGATGGCTGGCTCGGTAAACTTGCGTTCTCCGTTTTTAGAGGCATGCCCATTACAAAAGATTGCTGACTAAAGCCGTAGCTTGCTGACAGCGTAATGGCCACCGCCGTCCAGGTAGAAAAGATTGTTTGCGTCGATATATTGCAGCTTAGGGACAAGCTGGATACGTATGTTTTTGTAGAGGCATCGGCTGTAGTCGCCGCTGTAGCCTTTGGTCTAGGTAGACTTGCACCGAGTGTCTCGTATGAAGAATATGCACCTGTAGTCGGGTTTATGTAGATCGTCTTTGTTTCTAGCCAATAGCCGTTGTCCACAAATGAATTTGTAGGATCTTTGCAGACATAGCTTATAAGAAAGCGGTTTCCGTCGAGACTTGCGGTAGATGAATTGTCCTCACACTGCGCAACTACAAACATCGGATAATAGTGCTGAAACTCGATCCGATGTATTTCCCAATCCACGTTAAATTGAGAGCTAGCAATATAAGCGGACGTTGTCGTACTTCCACCAGACAAAAAATCCGTTGTGAACGTTTTTGCGGTTCTGTCCACCGCATAGACTTTCATGTACCCAAGAGGCACTCGATTGCCAGTTAAGCTGCTTGATGTCTTTAGAACCAGCTTATCTCCGACCTGTATTTGATTGGCGTAATCCTCGGTCCCTACAACTTTGTATGGTATTACATACTGCCCAGCAGATATTACAACCGTACGTGAACTATCAATACATAAGGTAGGTATGCGTTTTGTAACGTTCTGTACTCTTAGATCCAGTTTTGAATCTGTAAGTTCTCCCTCGGCGGGGGTTGGTCCAAATGTAAACGGTACATTCGTTGGATTGATAAACCCACCGGCCGGGTTGTTTATGTTGAGAGTCACAAGGCTAAGATCGTTTGCGTACGCCCTTGTTCGTTCTTTGGAGCTGGCCTGAATCATGCCGCTACCAATTAGATCCTCGGTAGGGGTTCTTGCATAGACAACGACGATCCAATTTTTGGTTCGTGTAATTTGAGCGCCTATGACATCCGTCGTCAGGACATTAGACATTCCCGATTGCAAGGCGTTAATATCGGCGCGATCAATAATCAGCGAATCGTCGACATACACGCTATAGCGAAGATTCCCAAGATTGTTCTTTATTTTCCAGGTTCCGGACGTGTTCTGAAATGTCAATTCGTTGTCACGGTATTGGTCCGTGTACTTTTCATCAACATTGCCGAGATTGTTGTTATTGACAAAACCAACTTCGGTTTTGAAGATTACAACGCGAACAACCTGCCCGGCTGCGTTGGTGACCGATATGCTTTGGGGCTCAACCAGCGAGTTGGTGCTGGTAGCCAGCATGTCGTAGTCGGCTGTCATATCGGGAAGCATGCCGCGAAAGTTGTACCCGTTGGAATACAACTTTTGCTTTCCCATTCGAACTACGGAATTTTTATAACTGACCATCAACGATGTCTGCTCGACGGTCGTACTTGCCGTCGGGTCGGAGGTTCCCTCGACGACGGCGGCAGTGGTCCCCAGATAATTGTAGACCGGCTCATAGCCCCAACGCGGACGCACACCGCCGCGACGATCAAACATGAAATTCTCGAGATAAGTGACCGACGGACCAGCTCCCGTCTCCTGGCCCAAGTCCAGACCTTGCGTAAAATCCAATTTATAGAGTTGGTTCGCAGTCATTGGTCACCTGGGTATTTGGCACGAAAAAAACGGCCATTGTGGGCTACCAGCCACGCATGGCTGTGGTGACGGCAATGGCGTAAGACTGCGGACGAACGACCGTGCTATAGGCGAATCGTGCAATTGCACCGTAGAATTTGTAGGTGCCTCCGCTGGCAGAACCTAGAAACCAGTCATTTGTGTTCGGTACGGCCACAGACGTATCCGTATTGCTGGAAACCATGGCGCCGTTGAAATACAGGCGCTTGCCACTCGTAGAGCTGGCAGTAAACAATACATGATTCCACTGACCCGTAGGTATCGTCAGTTCACGTGTCGGAAGTGTTGAATAAGCTGACGCCGGGGGCGTGTAATAAGTAACAACGTCAATCGTAGATGGCGGGCCAGGTGCCGGCACCGAGCTATACAGGTACTGGGTTTTCCATACTGCGGCATATCCGTCCCATGTTCCTCGAGTGTACGGAGCAAAGTGCGTCAAAAACATGAACTCGACACTGTAGTCATTGCTTTTGACGGGGAATGTTCCTGCGCCATAGATATACGATGGATTGGTGGTTTCTGAAGCGATCTCGACGGCGTTTCCAACCGGGCTGGGGAACCCAAGACGCGGTAACACCGTTCCCCCCAGACGCATCTCATAAGATTGCCCAGCAGATCCCTCGTTTCGGAATGTGGTCGTGTTTAACTGGTTTAGCGAATAGGCCAGTGCGTGGTTATTGTCCCATTGCAGGCCAGCGGTCGACGTGTTCGCCGTCTCCTCCAGCGAACCAACCGCGATACGCACCTCGCGGATAAACGTATCCATACCAGGGTCACCGGTCACAAGCTGGCGTATTTTGCTGGAGATGGCCATGACCTTATTGGCGAGTCAACCATAGCCGTTTTGGACGACGCCATTGGATGGCCCCTCGCACGTCCTGGACCCGTTCGGGATGTCCCTTGTCACGGTCCGCCGCCATGCGTTCGATACGTTGAATTTGGCGGTTCATGTCTTGGTAGATCATGTTTGCCAGTTCGAAATCGGCGTCCTTGACTGCCATTCGCCTGGCTGCATAACACACAACGTATTCTTCGAAGCCGTTGATACCGTCAAACGTGTCGCCGTCGTTCGCCAACTTGGTAGCGCACGGCACATAACTTAGTTCCAGCGTACCGGAGCCAAAGGGCGCGGGGTACACGTCCAAATAGGCCGCTCGTACGCGGTAATACAGAGGGACGCGGCTACGGGCCACCTGTAGTGCAACCTCGTCTGCCTCGGATAACCGGTCCAATTCCAGTCGCCCGCCAGCGGTTGAGCCGACATAGATGACCTTGTGTAGCTTGTAGAAGTCAGCCGGCAAAGAATACTGGGTAGTATTGTTCACAAGCGAAATCGTGCTTTTGGTGCCATAATAGGCATAACCATTAGCCGATACCAACATGTCCCACAGTTCGCCGATTCCCTCGTTGATGTAATCGGTCACCTCGGTCGTGGGAAACCGCAGTGTCAGGTTTTCCTGGTCGGCACGCCGGTACGCACTGGTCCTTAGTTGTAACAATGTTGCCGTGCGTGCCATACCAGATTCTCGCTAATAGTTGTTGATCACTCGTCGTCGTACTCAGATCCACAAGCCATTACCGCTGCCTTCAGGGCCAGCTTGAACGTCTCGAGATCGTCATCCTTCAGGGCCTGGAAGGCCGCTTCCGCACTTGAGTCAAAGTCCTCGTCAGCTTCCACAGGCTTCGCAGCCTTCATGTTTGCAGACGAATCCGTTTTTTCGGCTTTCGGCTTTAGGCCGATTGCCAGCATCAGACCGGGCTTAGCCATTTCACGCCCCCGCGGAGGCTTGAACGACCATAACGACGCATACCCGCGTTGCGGTTTGATCCGCCGCGGCACCAGATGCGTTCAGCGTCCACACCTTAAGGGCAAGTGGTGACGCCGTTTCGTCTGCAAACGAAACAATTGCACTTGGAGCGGCGGTCGGAGCAGAACCATCCGATGGATGGATAACGTGCGCTTTGGCCGAGATGACCCGATAAAAAGCGCTATCCAGGACGACATCGAATCGTCCGGTTGCACCTCTAGTGACGCTGACCACACCTGGCCCGCGTATCGTGGTTTGGTCGACGGCACCGGTCCCATTAGCCACGAAGCTAAAGGCCACCAGCGTACAACCAAGTACGTTTGATCCTCGAATTGGTACTAAACTAGCCATGACAATCTCCTGGTTATGATTGCCACGATCAAGCGTTCAAATTCAGGACGAAGTTGAAGCCGGGCGCGTCGGTATAAAGCTGGGCATAGCCGCCGATGCGTCCCTCGAAGGTGGGCGAGGTCAGGGACGAGCTTTGCAGCAAGTCGAATTTGTTGCCATCCATGGTCAAGAAATCGGGGTATTCGCCAGCGCTGGCCAGCGTCCACGTATCCATTTGTAGACCATAGACCAACCCGCTAGGGCAGTCCGGATCCAAGAACACCTTGACGGGCTTGGAGCTGCCGTACGAGAACTCGATGCCGGTGAAGCCGACATTGGCCGAAACCTTTTCATCGGTGCGTCGGACGGTCGTCCCAAGCGCCAACTCCAGGTTCAAAAAGTCATTCGATGACATAAAGATGTGGGACACGCTGGCGCCCGCATCCTTAGCTTTCACCAAGGCTTTTTTGACAGCTTCCTGGATCAACAGACCTTTGCCACCAACCCGGATACCGCCAAGACGCTGGGGGTTTGCCGTACGCGCCATGCCCCAGATCGACGTAGATGGCGTGCTGGTCGGGATGTACGCATTTAGGCCGTACATAACCTTGCCAAAGTCACCATCCACAAAAATATAGTCATTCGCGGCGGCACCGGAGATTGCGCCGGCCGTCAGAATCGTGAACGTACCCGCGTCAACGTCAACGCCGGTGACCGTCATGGTACCGGAGCGCAAGGAACCGGACGTGCCATCGGCCGTACTCAGGGCAAGCACGTCCCCCTCTTCGATGTACCGAAGGGTGCGGGGGTCTTTGACGGTGTAAATGGTATTGGAACCGCTGGTGGCGCTGGACGCGATTTGCCCAAGCGCACCGCCACCGTTTCCGTAAACCATGAAGGCCAACGACCGCTTAAATTTCTTCATTGCGGACTTGGTCTCACGTTCCACGGCTCGAACGATTGCGCCTTTGTCGTTGCGGCTCAGGACCATCAACTTGTGCTCAACTTGCCACACAGCATAATTGTCAGACGTAGAGACCGTCATACTGGCGACCTTGGAGCGATCCGCGTTGGTTCGCGCCTTGTCATACGAAGCAGACCGACCGTTTACCTGTCCGTATTGGACGGCGACAACTCGGTTTTGCCCAGCCCAGGTGGTGTCCTTGGGGAGCATGGCAAACAGAGGCGAGTCGTCATAAAACAGGTCCGTGATATCGGACTGCGGCCAAATAGTCTTTAGAATAGATGCGAGATTTGTCGTACTTGCAGCAGCCATTGTCTTGATCCAATCGAGTTATGCACCGACCAATGTTGCACTATGCAACCTAGTCCTTGTACAGTGCGTTCATGAGTTGTTCAGCTCTGGCAAGCCGTTCGGCGCGAGACATCACCTTGTTGGTGGAGCTACCGGGCGAGCTTGCGAGCTGATTTGTCAATGTTTTTGCCTGGGACGCTGGCTGGCTGGCTGGTTTCGCTTTCGGTGGTTCCGATTTTACTGCCCCGGTCCGTTGCGCGCGTCGCTCTTCCGCGCGTCGTAACTGGGCTTCCAGGCGTCTTTGCAGTTCCGATGCAACGGCATCAAACGTCACTGGTTGCTTGGCGGCAATAAACTCGTTTGCCATCGCATGACCGAGTTGAGTCAACTCTTCGTCATCGTAGTAATCGGCCAACGTCTCGTAGCCGTTTGATTTCACGATTTGAAGAAATTGTTGCTCGGCGACATTATTTTGGGAGCGCATCTCAGCTTGTGTGCGCTGTTCTTCCATGGCCTTGAATCTGGCGAGTTGCTCTTCCAGTTCGGCCACCTTGGATAGCTTTGGCTCGATTTCTTGTAGACGTTCAGCCACCAGCTTTTCAACCAGCTTGGCTTGTACCTTTTCTGGCTTTTCGTTCTCGAGAACGGCTTCGGTAATTTGCCGGTATGCGTCCTCGGGACTAAGGCCCAGCTCCTTGAAGCCGGCAACCGGATTCTTTAGCGCTTCGGCCCACCGCTTGGACTCAAGGTCGCGGCGTTGGCTCGCTTCGGCCGCAACTCGTTCCGCTTCGGCGCGTGCATTTGCAATTTCTGTACGCAACGCCTCTAGACGCTTGGATTCCGCACGCTCCGCATTCTGTGCCTTTAGGCGTTCAATGCGATGGCGCATCTCTTCGGCGCGCAATTCCGATGGAGTGGGTTCGGATGCAGGGGGCGTGACTGGCGTCTCTGGTTGGGCATCCGTCTCTGGACTCAGGCTGCCCTCCAGGGCCTGGGTGATTGTGTCTGCAACCGACTCAGTGGCAGACTGTTCAGGTTCGTCGGCAATCAATGCAGCAGCAGCTTCTAGGTTTGGCATATTCGATTACAAGCTAGGTGGTGGTGACTCGTCCATCGGTGAAGGTGGAACGAAGTTGTCCGAACCAGGCGGGCCAGGTGGCGCACCAGGAGGGGGCGGGATATCCGCCATAGGCATGGCACCCATTTGCGGGCCAGCCGGCATACCCATCTCGGGTGGTGGTTGTTCACCGGGGGGCGGTTGCATAGACATCTCGAGTTGCTCTTTGGCGTCTGCAATAAACTGCATCACCAGCAACAAGTTTTCCTCAGGAGCGCCGTCCAGCTTGGCATCCAGGTACATTTGCAGCCCCTTGGCGATGCACAACTTCAGGTTGAACGCGGGTTCTGGGTACGTGTAAACGCCGTCAGCATACGGATCCGGCGCATCCAGGATGCGATCAACGATCTGTTCGATGATCCTGGTTGCACTCAGGACAAGATTGCCGGCACGTTCCAGATCCGGCATATCCAGCAACATCATTGCATCTTCGCGCGTGATCCACCCCGCGTTGATGAAGCTCTCAAGCTCTTGGATACGTGCGGCCGGTTTCTTGGACAGCAAGCTGGTGGGGAACACGTCCAGCACAAATTCATGTCGATCCATACGGATCTCGCTGTAGTCAATGTCGGACAAGAAACGCAGACCACGATCTTTGGAGTTTACACGAATCGTAGCGTTGCCAAATTCCTCGACGATCTCTTCCCACAGATCGAAAAACTGCCAGGCAACGTCGATGTGATACTCTTCGTATTGCTTGGCGAACAATGCAAAACGTTCCGTCTCAATGTCGTTGAACGTATTCAGAGCAATTGCCGACTCGATCCCGGCCGGTTTTTGGGATTGCGCACTGAGTTGTGAGACACCCGTCATTTCGAAAGCCTTGGGAATCAAGCCCAAGACGAAATTCCACGTGTCAGGATGCACCGGTTGCGGGTTGATCCAGTCCGGACGGGTGCCGTTGTACTTCAGGATGGTGCCGCGCCCATTATCCAGCTTTCCGGTATCTACATTGGAACCGGACTCAACCAGGATGTATCCACCGCTAAGAGCATGCGCCTCCTGGACGACGGCGGCAGTATCATTGATCGTGTACTGCAACCCCGTTAGCTGTTTCGCCAGACCGGTGCCGTGCCATCCGACCAACGGCTCTGACATACGCAGAACCGAAAACGGAAAGTATTGCCTTCGCCACGGCTCTTTGATCAGCGTTGCATTCGAGATCATGATCGAATGGCAACCATCGTGCGCAGGACGTTGTGGTCCGTCCGATTCGGCCGGGTTATCGGGATCCATACGCGGGGCAGGCTGGTCGTGGTACGTGTGCTCGTCGGGCTGGGCGTCCTTTTCGTAATCCGGATCGGAATCTTCCAATGACTTGGACGGCAAGTGCCACGCTTCGATCACCAGCACCAGATCGCTGGTGTCATCATAGCCAAGATCATACGAGTGTATATCCTTGGCATCGGCCGTCATGATGTATTCGTGAAACTCGGGAAAGCGTTCCGCCAATACGAACCGGTCTACCCATCGCCTTAGATACATCGTGCGTGGCTTGCCGTACATGGCATCACGCGGGTCAACCACGATCTCCCACGGCAATACACGTTCGTGATAGATTGTCTTGCCAACCCTGTAGTTGTGAGCAATCCCGGTTCCGAACAACGCGCAATCTCGAGCGATTGTCGGACTAGCGCGCCACACCCCACTTAGTTCAAACTGGCCTTTGATGGCCTTGCCCATCTTTTCGGCCCGACGGCGTTGCCCGTAGTTACCACCCGATGTGATCGGCATGGGTAACGGCTGGTTTTTGGCAATTTTGGCGGATAATGTGTCGACCGTTTGACGAACAACATTAAACGCCAACTTGGACGGCTGGTATTCCAGATCCTGCCAAGACGATGGTCCCAAGCCTGTCAGCTCGGAATCGTCGTACAGACACGCATGGTACAGGTCCATCTCGCGTCGGATTCGCGTCTTATTGGAGACGGCGCGAACGATGTCGAACACGTCCGAGTGGGGCGTTTCCGACCGCCACCACCGCACATCCTTCACGGGTCCTTTGGTCACGCATTATCGGCCAGACCAGAATGGCCGGTTGCTACGGCATTTGTCCCGGATTACACCAGTGATTTCATGCATTTACGGCGCGCCTGGTTTTGGTCTCATGCTGGTGGCCGAAAACAAGATATCCAGCTCACGGCGGCGACGATGCATGTCCTCGGATTGGCGTTGCTCTTCGGTCGGTTGTACGGGTACCGACGGAGCCGGCCCCAGATGTATCTTTAGACCGTCGATTTCCAGCGTAAGAACACCGTTCGAACGCATCCATTGCACAATAGCACTATGGGCGTCGTAATCAAATTTCACTTTAGTTTCCATCGGTTATGAATGTTTGGCCGTTCGAATCGGGACTTGACCAGCTCGTAGCGCTGGTTGCGCATTTCGTTAGCTTGCGCCTGAAGGGATTGCTCGGACATGGGATCCAACTCGTCCGTCTTGGCATCTTCCAAGTACCCAGCCATGGCCAACATCAAGCTGGGCGCATAGTCGCAATGTCGGCCGTCGGGCGTGGCCGGCAAATACACTTTGATCCCGTTGCTGGTGGTCTTTTTCTTGAGTTGCAATAGATCGTTTCGAAACTTACGGTCCGGACTTAGCTCGATTTCACCAATGGCCATCTTGGCCTTGATGGACATGTATCGTCGAGACCGTTCTCTGTCCGTGAGTGACACCTGACGCAAGTGGATCCCCACATCGCGGGCCAGGTCCTTGATGGCATCGGCCATGTAAATGTCAGTGTCAATGGATGTGATGCCGTACTCTTTGCAGATTGCGGATATCTCGCCCATAACCCACTTTGGGCTAAGGGGGTCGACTTTGGAGCCACGCCATTCTTCGACGTGTGCCACAATCTTGCGTGCACCTTGCCGAGTGACAATCACCAGCGTCCAGCCGTTGCCTCGGGTGGCAGGGTCCATTGCAGCGCGATACGCCAAGTTTGGGTTGGGTTTCAGCGACGTTGTTGTCTGGCGCGTACACGAATCGACTTCGTGCGTCGCAAACAACGATTCCTCGGGGTTGGCAAATTCCGCCAGTACGTCGGTCTGGTAGATGTCCGGGTTTGCCTTGGCTTTTTCCACCCGTTCTGGCGTCCAGAAATGAGGATTAAAATTCCACGCTGGCGTCTTTACAACCACCATTTCGGCAGACGGATGTCTCCAGTGGTTCGAGTACACGTCGAACGCAGGTCCATACGGTGCCCAAGGGGAACCAATAGACACCATTTGTGCATTCGGCAAGATTCGCTCAAGAACGGCTCGACGAGAATCTTCCCAATTGATGACCGATTCATCTGCCCCCAGCATACGCGGAAACTCGTCGAAGATGCATCCAGCGCTCCAACGGGCCACAAGCGAGCTACCGGCCCTGGAGCCCGACACAACGCAGATTTCAACGGGCGTGCCCGTCGGATGGCGCAACGTAATCGTTTCCCCCGCTGGGTTACCAATGACCAATGACGTAAGTGCCTTGGATGCGGCAATGCGGCCCAGCACGTGCCCAAATACAACCTCGGCCAAGTCGCGTGTGATCGACACAATCGAGATGCGCGGGATCTCACCTGGTCCCAGCTTGGAGACATCGCACACTTGGGTCCAATAGATTGCCAACAGGCTGGCGATCAGCGATTTGCCGACACGGATCCCACTCAAGATGGCCAGCTCACGTGGTCGTATTCCGGAGATGGGCGTGCAATCGCCGACGGCGTCCATGATCACGGGATCATCTTGCAGCTCTCCAAGCGGAACCCCATCGGCGATCCGGCAGATGGCACGCTGGACGGGCGTCGCAGTGGTCAACCCAAATAGCTTGGGGTCCGTCAACAACGCCTCGAGCGAATCAAACGTCTTTTTGCGCCGTGTCTTTTCAGCCAGCAGCGCACGTAAATGTTCTTGGAACTCTTCGGGAGTCGGATTAACGCCCACGTTTATCCGCCGAAACCACGGCGTCCGGATCGGAGTCGTACTCGATCCAAGTCACGGCATTCCAGTTGTAATGACGGCATACGTGTGTCGGTAGACCACGCATGGTGTTGTCAGGAACCGGAGCTTTAACGACCACGGTATCGCCACGACGGTCAATCGTGACGCCGCCATCGGCTCGGATACTGGAGGACATACCGCCTGACGGGTGCAAAACGGGATAAGCGAAAACAACGAAGTTAATGTTGGCCACGCAGGTTGCGCCCTGCGGAATTGGCCGTTTTATCAGCGGTCCGGCACCATGGGACCGATTGCAAACAAGGACCATGCAACCCAAGGACGAAATTCCATGTGCTTGGGTGGCGACGATCCTAACCCAGTCAGCGCGTATCCGGTAATTGGCCAGGGTTGATCCGCCAACATACTACGTAATACCCCCGTACCTCGCATTGGCTTACGCACGTATGCCCACAGTAACGTGTTTTTGTGCGTCGCTGCCCATCCCAATAGCGTCGACGGATCGTCAGCCGCACACGCCACGACCACGCGCATATCGGCAGATCCCAACGCGACTTTGAACCTGGGACGCACCACCTCGAAATAACGGTCTCGGTCCATCCCTCGTACGGCGGGGGTGTTCCAGAACCCCATTAAAAACGAGTGAATGATCAAGTCCAAGTCGTCCGCCACAGCAGGGCGAACCGCCATCAAGTTACTCATTGATCGCTCATTTGTTTATGGTCCCACTGGTCCGTATAGTCGGACCATTCGGTGTAATGATCCGCAGCAGCCATGGTCGGAATGGTGTCCGGGTCGCAACGTTCGCACTTGCCAGCCAGCGCCACACCACCCCAACAAGTCTCACAATGGTGTGCGTGGTCACGCAATCCGCAGTACCCGCACGCAGGATCGCTGCCACCTAGCAGATGGCCGGTAGCTTGGGAGCCGATACGTTCAGCCCTGTGTGCACGATTCGCACGAGCATCATTAGCCGAGTTTCTGTAGTGGGTCGTTGAACGGGTATGATCTGACATTCCACTAGTTTGCTCATACAATCATCGCCGTCCACCGATTGCCGAACTTTAGGTGGGATACGTGGCCGTTTCATTCGGTCCGCCAGACAAAATTTGTTGGCCATTCTGCGTGGACTCGAAAAAGATCGAAAAGTTGAAAAAGGGCCTGGCAGATCGCGTAGCCGGTTATCAGGAATACGATGACCGCAAACGCGATTACACGCGCAAGATGGACAAGCGGTGTGACATGGATATGCCGGCCAAACGATCGTACGTGGAATCGCTGAAGCCGGGCGGTCAACGGTGGTGGATTATCGAGACGGCGTTGACCAAGGTATCACGCCAGGAACGAGTGTCGTTCATCGCCGAGTTGATGACCGACGGTCTATATAGAACAGCCCTACAGATGCCTTTGACGGCCGCATGGGGGATCAGCTACGTCGTCGTCCAGCACATGTCGGCGGAAGCCTCGAGATGGGTCCAGGGGGCAATCGGCGACCGGGAAGAGGTCCGCACCAAGTGTTTGGCGTTGCTGGAAGTGATCGCCCACGACGCATTGGATAACGGCGACCGACGATCCGCCGTTGCAGCGGTACGTACGGTGGCCGATATCGCGGGTTTGATTACATCGAAAACCGAACTCAGTGGACCAAACGGTGGCCCCATTGCCATTCAAGACTTGGCCAAGCTAAGTAACGACGAGCTGGAGGAAGCAATTGTCCGTGCGGCGGCGGCTGCAATACGAGCCAACGGGGGCGCCAAGGATGCCGCGTCAGAGGCCGTAATGGTCGCCGAACAACGGATACTCGAGACCAAGTTCTCGGACCCGACGATGACGCCTCGAAATAGAGGTCGCCCCAAGGCAACCCCCGACCAGGTGCTGGTAACGACGGCTACAGATACGACACCAGTCGACGATTCATAACCTGGATAGCTTCGGGAGATTCGTCAATCAACGTCACGTCACGACCATTGATCGCAGCCGCTTCGCCAAAGGAACCGCTACCGGCAAAAAAATCCAGTAGACGACCACCCGGGTTGGAATGAACGCGGACGATCCTGGTCATGACTCCGAGTGGCTTTTGGGTGGGGTACCCCGTCTTTTCCTTGCCGTTGGGACTTACGATGGTGTGCCACCAGGTATCCGTCGGGGTCTTGCCGCGTGCCGCTTTTTCGGCACCAACCAGGGACGGGGCCATGTACGGGATGCGATCAATCTCGTCGTAATTGAAGCAGTAATTCTTTGGGTCTTTCGCATACCAAAGAATTGTATCGTGCTTCGGCGACCATCGTCGGGTAGCTCTGGCCCCATAATCATAGGCCCAGATGATTTCGTTGATGAAGCTGGGACGACCAAATATGCCGTCCAACGCCACCTTTGCATAATGCACTTCCCGGTAGTCCAAGTGCACAAATAGACTGCCGTTGTCAGCAAGTAGGCGATGTGCTTGCTGCAAACGAGGCAACAAGAACCCCATGTAGTCGTCAAAGGTATCGGCGTATGCGCTGGAACCTACAATGGTGGTCTTATAGCGCCGGCCTTGGAAGCCGACCCGGTCCCCTTCGTCGTCCCGCTCGGTCTTGATGCGCGTTCTCGTTTGGCTTCGCCCCGTATTAAAGGGCGGGTCAATGTAAATCAGGTCAAACGACCCGTCTTCAAGCGAACGCAAAATGGGCAAATTGTCGCCATGAATGATGCGTACCATGGTTGCCCCTAATCGGACGAGTCGTTGTCGGCGTAAAAGTCGTACACGAACACCGGCCCCAGCTCTGGGTGCCCCTCGAGTACGACCGGTGGCGCATCGTCGGGGTGCCACTTGGTCACCATGCTGATTTGGCCGTATTGTCCGGCCGAGATTTTTTCTACGACCTGGCGATGAGTCGGGCGTTGCGTACATACAACCTTGCCGTAATACCTTGTAAGACAACGTCCGATGGTTGATGATTGTGTCCAGATGATTGTCATCCGTAGACCATGACCGATGCCGGCTGGCGCGCAACCGTACCCCAGACGACGTTACGTACCGACAACCGGGAAGGTGACGATCACTGAACATATTGTCAGTCATTTTTGTTTGTCCAAACGTAATATGGGTTCGATGTGGCCAAACGGCTTGGCTCTTTGCCGTGTCACTGTAATTCGTAAGTGCTTGAAATCATTACGTTATTTGTCCGACGCAGTGAATCAATTTGACGCGTTTGTGACATCTTTGTGACATTTTCGTCATAATGACGTTTTTTGACGAATTTTGGCCAACGGAACGTGTGCATTTGGGGAGGGGGGCGAGACGGCAGGCGAGCTGCTTGGGGGTGGGGATTGCTGGTTGGCTCAGCGCCTGCCAAGAGTGCTAGCCAGCTAAGCAAGTCGCCGGTGCGTCGGTTGTTGGATTGCGAGCCAGCCGGCCATGGGCCAATGAGGCGTGAGTCCGAAGACCGGTACTCGAGATACCGAATACGGATCGCGAGCCAGCCAGCAATGGGTATCGGGCGATGGTGGTTGGAAACACGCCGCGCCCCCCAACAGGCGGCGGCGGGAATGTAAGATCCCGGAATCCGAGCCAGCCCGAGACGCGATCAATGAACACGTGTATTTTGAATTGGCCGAAATGTTTGGTGAAAGTTGGGCCCAATAGGTACCCCACTCTAAACAAAAATATTTTTTCGAGCGACTTCCCCCCACCTGTAGGCGCTTCACTTTACCCACACGTAGGGAACCACCCCCACTTACCTGAACAGACTACTTCCGCCTACCTGTTCAGACTACTGCCACGCACGATGTAGGTGGCATCATTCTTGCATGCCGGGTCGCACCCCCTGGTAGACGTAGGTCACTTGGATCGGGGTAGTTTTCCCACGGTCGTCCCACACGTACAGCGCGCCGGCGCGTCGCCCGGGCTGGCCCGCCGGCCATCGGCACCACATCGGCACCACATCGGCACCGTCCGAGCGACGCAACTTGGCGACACTACTGCGGAAATCGCGATCTGCCGACGGTTGTCAACGAACTGTAGTAGCCCGGTTTTTCGCCTGCAAAATGCGATCCAAGTCACCGCATGCAAGAACCGGACCAAAGCGAATGCTTATTGAAAATGATTTTCAATTGCAATAAGCGTGCCGACTTGGGCGGGCTTTAAGGCGGTTTCGTTATGCTCTTACATTTTCATGTATTCATATATTCGCATATTCGCATGGACGCCCCGTATCCCCTAATCGTTCGCTATGCGTCCACGCCGACGCCGACGCCGACGCTGGCACCCATTGGTGTGTGTGCCGCTGGCTCGCGATCTAACCGGCCGTGCGTCCCGTGCGTCCCGTGCGTCCCGTGCGTCCCGTGCGTCCCGTGCGTCCCGTGCGTCCCGTGCGTCCACTGCGTCCGACCATGCGCCAAATCGAGGCATGCCCCCCTGGCCCGCGATCCAACAGACCGTGCATCCCGCGCAACGGGCCCATTAAACGACGAAACCCCCGTCTCCGTCAGGAGCGGGGGTCAATCGCGTCGTCCACTAGGGCCTAGATTTCCAGGGCCGGTAACTCACGCATCGCCGCCTTCGCCACGTCGTCATTTCCGATTTCGTCCCCGACAACCCTAATGGCGTTTACTACGCCGCTTAAATCGGCACGGACTCCGGCGTACGTATCTCTCTCGCCTTGCCATTGCGATTTCTTCCATCCGTATACCAGCACCTCCTCTCCCTTCTGCCGAACTCTAATTTCCCACACTCTATTGGCTTGTGACTGGAATTGCCCATCGAAATCCACTGCTTTGGCGACCAGTGGCCACTGGTCTGTGTCAATCAAAACAGGACCCGAATCGGACATATTGATCTTGACTTTTTTCCCCATGATTGCCTCCGTTTCCTTTGTAAACAGTTGACCCCCGTCCCGACCTGAGACGGGGGATAATTCACCAACCAACTGGATCCAGCCCTGCGATTATCGCTTGGGCGGCTTTAGCAGCCAACCCCGCCGCGTCCCGATCAACTTCTGACAGATCGTTTGCCACGCAGCGGACGGCATCGCATACATTCTCTCGGTAACACCTGCGCGTCACGGTGACGTCTTCCCCGGCCGGCCGCCATTCAGCGCGAGCCGTTGCAATTACTTGGTATTCCTCCCCCCTTCGGAAAATCGACAGTCGCACATCGCTCCATCCCAGATCAGTCGACTTAGTGAGGAACGTCTCGGTCGTACACTCCCATGCTGTTAGCATCGTTGCCTCCGTGCCTAGGTGTGTTGCACAACCAATGCCAACCATCGCCCCCCGATTATCGGACGGT